TCATATCTTGAATTCAGCATCTTTCCCACATTCCTTGCAGGTTACTACTGCAGTACCATTAGCTGTACATTGTACAGGATACCATAGGATTGGACTTCCACAGTGTGGGCATCGAAGGATTTCCTTGCACTGATCCACATACAGGTATAGGAATCTGTCAATAAAATCGGAACGACTCAGACCTAAATCATTAGCATACTTTTCAACGAGTTCCTTAGTTTCTGCCGACAAAGTGATGTTTATTGCTTTTTTATTTGACACCATCGATTTTCTTCCGGCACCTTCTCTTTTTCCTCCACGTGACATATTTTATTTCTTATTTGTTTAAAAATTATTATATTTGCAAAGACGTCCATTAATCGAACCATTGTGGAATTGAAATTTAGTATGTTTAGTTTGCATACTTCGGACGTCGATATAAGGCTGCCTTTTGACAGCCTTATTTTATTAATTTCTATTTTTCAAGTAGAAAGTCAGGTCAGTATATATTGATACAGTACGATAACCCTCATAACCTTCAATTTCACTTTTCACTTTATATACATCTTCTGACAATAATATTTTCCTTAAATCTGTCACTTGCATATTATTGTAAGAAACCATTTTTTTCGAACTATAGTTACATCTATAGATTCTAGTATCATTGCAAATAGAAGCAAGCTGCAAAGTTGATATATTAACCTTTTCAAGGTCAATATTGATATCAATATTGACATTTGCTTTCTTTAGGACACAAAATTCAATATCTTCTTCTCCGTTTTGATAAAATTCTGCTGTAAAGACAAACTTATATCCGCCAATCTCAGCATAAGCAATTCGGGATTTTACTACATCTTCTTCGTGATTATCATATACTTTATCGAAGAAAGTAAATTGAGAACGGTTAAGCATAGAATATGTTTCCTCGAAAAACTTATTATCAAATTCTTCGTTTCTTAATCCTACAAGACTATCAAAGAATATTCCTGCTTTAGTCATTTCATATTTCAAATCATCAAGATTTTCAATGCTAACTGAAGTTGTTCCTAGAAGATTGTTAATTCTTTCCATTAAATTTTTCATAATGATTATCAGTTTTTACCGTGTGCCTCACGTTTTAGTTCTTTATCACATTGCAAAGATAAGTATTTATTTTGAATTATGCGCATAAATCAAAATAATATTTGTACAAATAATGTTAAACAGTGGAACTCACTCTTTAACTACTTCAAAATCAGCATCTTTTATCATATCGAATTTTTCCTTGTCTTTCTTCTTCAGGTGATTCAACTCCATTACAGTTTGCTGTATAAGGTTGATTGTGGTCCCGGAGGTCTGTTGCTGGTCCTGGCTCGATTCGTTGAACTTGATAACCATGTTAGATATTACTTCGAGCAGCTTGGTTATCTTGTTTAGGTCGGTTTCATCTTTGCACAACACTATTGCACGGTTTATCGCTATATCTGCAAGTGAATTCAGCTTGTGAAAGTTGTCTTGAAGGAATTCCAGCTTCGCGCGTGCGAAGTCAATCTCCACTTTTTCTGCAATCATAGAAGAACTTGCGGATTCTATTTCACCTTTATACCGGTAATACCATTGCTTTATAGTATTAGTGTTGATTCCCGTCTTTTTGTGCATTATGGCATAGTTCATCCCGCTGTCTATCAACATACGAACAACCTTGATGCGGTCCTCGTCTGTGTACGTCAGCTTTACAGAATGTTCAATTTCCTTTACTTTTTTGGGCCTGTTTCTCTTTTGAACCTTCTTATCTTCGCTCATAATTGTAACTGATATTGTAACTTAGTTACAAAAAATGTGATTTTTGTAACTTTTAACATTTATATGGTGATATAATAATCTAATAGTCAAAGATATACGAAGTTACAAAAAGTTACAACACAGTCCGATTCAGCTTGAATTACAATTACCTAAGATTGCAACTTACTACACTGATAATTAGTTTACTTTGCTTTTGTGACACAAAATATTATACGCGTATGATAGGAGCAATATTAGGGGCCGTCGGAGGACTTGCATCCGGAATAGCCGGAGGAATCAAGTCTGCCAAGGCGGCAAAAGAACAACAGAGGCTCATAGACGAGCAGGAAAGAAAGAACGATGCTTGGTACAACCGAAACTATTACCAGAATTATCTTGATTCAACTGAGGCACAGGCGGCAATGAAGCGTGTGGAGAATACGTTGAAGAAACAGAATCAGGAAGCCAGGGCCACGGCTGCAATCACCGGAGCCACCCCGGAGGCCGCAGTGGCACAACAGCAGGCAAACAATGAGATTCTTGACAATACCGCAACAGGACTTGCCGCACAGGCTACCGCACGGAAATCGCAGGTTGATGCAGTCAATCAGCAGAACGAGAGCAACATTACACAGGCAAGAATCGGTCAAAGTCAGATTAAGGAACAGGGTAATGCGCAGCTCATGGAGAACGGACTAGGACTTATAGGTAGTGCTCTTTCCATGCAGGAATGGGGAAAGAAGAAAGGGGGTAAATGATGGGCCTTTTTGATTTCGTAAAGAAAAATCCGGTTGCAGACCCTTCCAGCCTTCCAGCATTTGAAAATAACGGACAATCTCCCGAATCTTTTTCAAATTTTCGATTCTCACGAAGCAATCAGGGAGTAGAACCGGACAAAACTAAGGTTGAACAGGCTATTCAGCCAGTTTCTTCACAGGAACAGGTGAGGGCTGCAACTAATCAGGTGATGCAGGAACAGCCGGAACCGCAGAAGCAGACAACCGCTGATGATGTATTCACATCCTTGCTGAACAACAGGTACAAGGAGAGTGAGGAGTCATTAAAGAGACAGCGGGCCGCAGACTTCTGGGGAAATTTTGCAAAACTCTTCGGGCAGACGGTGACATCCGCTGCAGGTGGAAGGATATTCGCCCCGATCCGTAGCAACACGCAGCAATACAACCAGGCTATTGACAGATTGAGGGATTCATACAACGATACGCTGGCAAATTATACTTTGTCAAACGCACGGGCGGAAAGGGCCGCAAAGGCAGAACAGGACAAGATAAACCTTAAGTTTGAACGAGACAAGGCACTTGCTGAGATTAATGCAAACCTTAAAAGTGGACTTATCGACAAGCAGACGGCGGCTGACATTGAGAAACAAGCCAGGAAGGCGAAGGACGCAAAAGAACTTGAAGGAATCAGGAATGATTTCAGGATGAAGTTGGCAAGGTATAATCAGGGAGCAGCTACCGGACGTGCGAAGATGAACAACGATGCTTCCATGCAACGGGAAAAGTACAGACAGGGGGAGATTTCTAAGAGGAATAAAAATTCTTCTGGCTCCGGTAAGAATAAAAAGAAGTATCCTCGTATGAAGTTCGGCAATGACAGCGATGTAGTATATGACCTCAACAATGATACAGACGTCGCAAAGATGTACAATGAAGGCGTAAGGATAGGATATTTCCCTGAAAAGATGGTTGACACAATTACCGGTAAAGGTCTTACAATTGATGATATGAGGGAAGCAATACTAACTTCAACGAATGAGAAGAAGAAAGTTCATGACAGACAACAAGGCTGGTCACTCAGAGATAACAATAACAACGGTTGGTCTTTAAAAGATATTGAATAATGGGCGCAGACACAAGAAAGAAAATCTACGACATCCTGAAAAATAAGACAGGATTCAGGGACAGCTACGAGGATTTCAGTAGCGACTTGTCAACAAGTGAAGATGCAAGAAAGAAGGTATTCGAGGTTCTTAGGGACAGAACCGGATTCACCGATTCATACGATAACTTCGTCAAGGGAATATCAGATTCAGAACCTGTTGAGGAAGTGAATCAGGTAACTACCGTTCAGGCTCCTTCATATACGCAGAAACCTGAGACAAGGGAAAGGATACTCAACAACGTACCTGACTACTTCAAGAGCCGGGGTAATGACTTATCAACCCTTACTCTTCCTCAGAACACTATGAGTGCAGAGAAGCCTTCTGACGTGGTGGAAAGAATATCGCAGGACGAGCAGCAGAGAATACAGCTCGCTGAACGTGCATCCAACGACCCCTATATGCGTCAGCAGGAACTCGAACATGTGTTCAAGCCTAAGAATCAGGAACAGATTGACAACGTAAGACAGCTTATCAACACCGCACGCAAACAGAGAGTTAAGGAAAGACGGCAGAGAGTGAAGTCTGCCGGTGGAGGTGGTCTATTCTCTACTATGTCACAGGCTTATCTTGCAGGTGAGCAGAACGACACGGACAAGGAACTGGAATATGCGTCAACGCTTCTTGATCAGGCTCAGAATATTACCAACGAGGCTAAGAAAAAAGGAAATACCAACTTCTTTGCAGGATTCGCACGTGGATTCAAGGACGCTCCCCTTGACGGTTGGGCTATGGGATTGCAGGACCTCAAGAACTATTCAGTCGCCAAGAAAGTAATGGACAAGGTGGACAAGGGAGAGGAGCTGTCACCGTCGGAAGATGCGTTGATGCAGGCCCTCGTCACCAATGCGGCTACACAGATGTATTATTCAGGTGACCTTGGAAGAGGATACAAGGCAGGAGGTGTTACGGCTGAGTCACTTCCATTCATGCTTGATATGATTGCCGGTATGGGAACCATACAGGCTGTGACGAAACCAGCATCAAAGGCTCTTGTAAAATATGCAACAGAGAAAGCTGCAAAGTATGGACTTGGTAAGGCTGCCACAGGGCTGGCGAAGGGGGCGGCAAGAACGGTCGCAGGTCTTGGGGATGTTGCAGCTCACACGTCTACATTCGGAAGTGCAAGACTGGCCGCGGACTATCAGCGAAGAGGGCTCGGAGACGTTCAGGTAAATCCAAATGAGGACGGTACTACTTCTTACGGCGGAAGAGAAAACGTACAGACAGGTGCAGAGGCTTTGGCTAAATCTGCCGTATCAACCGCAGCTGAGACTGGAACCGAACTTCTTGGAGAATACTTTGCACCAATATTGGGTTGGGTAGGAAAAGCGACCGGCGCAAACCGTCTTGGTAAGATTATCCCGGCCTCGGTTGGTAAGGCTTATTCAAGTCTTGTCAACAGCAACGGATTCAAACAGGTGCAGGAAATAGCCAGCAGGGCCAAGATTGCAGACCCTATAGGAGAATACGGAGAGGAGGTCGTGAATAACCTTATATCTACCGCAATAGGAGACATGACACCCGAACAGCTCGTTGACCTTGACCAGAACATTGACACATTTCTCGGAGTAGCACCGGTATCAGTTCTTTTCGGCGCAGCCGGAACCGGAGGATACCTTCGCGAGAAGTATAAGAACTACCGCAACATGAGGGAGTTTGAGAACGAGATGCGCGACACGATGGGAGAAGACTGGTCCGGAGTAAAGGAAGCGCTTCAGGACGCAGACATAGAGACCGCTCGTGGGATGGTCAAGGATGTGCTTTCAAGCGACATGCAGCCTGACATGAAGAAGAAAGCAATCAATTATATATCCACCGTCCTTCAGGAGCAGACCCTTCAGGAGATGGACAAGCAGATGCAGCCTGAAGAAATGGCGAGGAACAAGAGGGACATATTGCTCAATCTCAACACGACAAGGAACGCGACGGGAATGAGTGAAGAAGAACTCAATTCTGCTGTCAATGCAATCAACAATGAAGGGGAACAGGTTCTTCCTGAAATGGGATACGATCAGGACTCAATCAATAAGATACTTGAATACAAACAGGCTTATGACGATTATCTTAATTATACTTATTGGGTGCAGAATCAGGCGTATGATGCGAGAAAGCAGGCGGAAACGCAGGTTCAGAACCTTACAAACGCAACCACCGGCACAGTAATGCGTGTAAATGCAGCGTTCAGCAAGAATCCGGTAAACATACTTCGCGGAAACATCGTATTCGATGCTGACGGTAATGTGGACAGGAACAATTCTGACGATACAATTTATTATCTTGCAAAGGATGGCAAGGTGAAAATGGCTCCAATCACTTCGTTCGACAGCCTTGTCGATGATTCACCGGCAGAAGAAGTCGCACAGCAGGCAGGAAACGACGCAGAGGAAGAATTCCTGCAGTCGGAAGAAGCACAGATAAACCAGCCTGAACCGGAAGTGCAGCCTATTGAGTTGGGAACCACATTCCAGAATGACGGAGTGAATTATGAAGTAACTCAGAAAACGGCAGACGGATACATTGTCAGCGCGATGGATGAGGATGGAAAACCGATGCAGTCGCAACTGCTTACCGAGGAACAGTTACGAAACGCCATTTCACCCGTTCAGGAAGAACAGGCACCGGAAGTACAGGAAGAGCAGCCGATTCAGGAGACAGCAGCTCAACCTGAACAACCTACAAATGAACCGCAGACTGCAATGTCAAGAATACCTGTAAACGAAAAAGGGGAGCAGGACTTTGAATCCGCATCCTATCAGGACACATCCGCAGCCCTCATGGAGATAAGCGACAACGTGGACGATGCGAAAGACACCGCCACGCAGATGGTTAGCCACTATCAGGATGAACTGAAAAAAGCTGAGAAGGCAAAGACAACCGGGAATACAATTCAGGAGATTGTAAGGCTTAAACAGGAGAAGAAGGCTAACATTCAGACCATAAATGACAAGATAGCGTACTGGAACAGCGTTGCCAATGAGATAGAATCCAGACGTCCTGGTGGAATCATAGAACAGGCGCAGGAAGAATCCAACGACAACCAGAAGAGGCTTGCTTCCATGACACCGGAACAGCAGCAGGCCGCACAAGAAGAAGTACAGCGTAAGATTGATTCAGGTGCATACGAACGTAAGGAACCGCGCAAGAGGTCAAGATACGTGAACGAGGACAACGAGATGGGAACTGCCAACACACCAATGGAACACGTATTGCGTGAGATTGCAACCGGAAGAGTTACATTTACGTGGAATGATTCAGGAGAAACACAGGGTTTAGGCTCACACCTTGGACTTGCGTCGTCACCTGAGGAAAGGCGCAGGATGATTTGGGCGTTGTCCTCCGACGGTATGACACCGGAAGCAGCCGCAGAACAGATTCATGCGGACATGCCGGAGAACCTGCAGGGGATGGTGACAGACCAGGACGTGTTCAACATGATACTCGAATCATTCCAGCAGTACGGTACTCCGTCAAAAATGTGGGAAGCTGCCAAATCAATGCATGGAACCGATGTGGAAGAAAGTGCTCCGGGATATGATGATTACATGGAACGGCAGGCGCTTGAATGGGAGGCTTCACAGAACAACATGAGCGTGGAGGAATGGCAATCTTACTGCGACTACATAGAAGAAGAACTTGACAATATGTATTCTTCTGTATCAGATGAAGATTTAAACGCTATCTTTGAGAAGTTTTATCAACAAATAGAATTAGAAAATGAATCAAGAGGAAATGAAACAGAAGGTGCAGGAAGCACTGAAGGACAAACAGACGGTCAACAGAGCGATGAACTTCTGCCTGAAAGCCGGGGTGATAACGAAGGAACAGATGCAACAGGCTATGAACAACCGGAGCCAGCAAATAAAAATGATGGCGAAGGCGGTAGCGTGGTACCTGAATCAGAAGGAATAAATAAAAATACAAATATCTCGAATGAAAAAACACTCGATTCCGGATACACCGTTGAAAAGCGTTATCATAAGAAAGATAACAAGGATATTTACGCTGTTAATTTCACTGAACGCATGGACCGAGCGGATTTCCTTGAAGCCAAGAAGAAAGCAAAGGAGGCCGGTGGATATTATTCTTCTTTCGGTAAGGGTGGATTTATATTTAATACGGAAGATGAAGCCGTAAACTTCGCCAATAGCATAGTTTCTGAAAACAAGACAGACTTCCAATCTTCCATCGAAACCGCACGCCAGGAAGTAGAACAGAATCCTACCGAAGCACAGAAGGAAGCCGGTAACTACAAGAAAGGACATGTGAAGGTAGACGGATTCGATATTACTATAGAGAATCCGAAAGGCTCAGTTCGTTCAGGAAAGGATGCGGACGGTAAGGAATGGTCGGTAACCATGAACAACGACTACGGTTATATCCGCGGTACCGAGGGAGTGGACGGTGACCATATAGACGTGTTCCTTTCAGACAACCCAGAACAGGGTAACGTGTATGTAATAGACCAAATTAATCAAAAAACAGGAGAATATGACGAAAGCAAGGTTATGTACGGATTCAACTCGCTGGAAGAAGCGAAAGAGGCTTATCTTTCTAATTTTGAAGAAGGTTGGAAAGTTGGTGTTGTGTCCGGAGTGTCAAAAGAAGAGTTCAGAAAATGGATAGGAAGTTCAGTAAGGAAGACAAAACCGTTCTCTGAATACAAGTCTGTGAACGTGGAAGAGGCACAGAATGAAGGTAATAGAAACAGAATCGTATCAAATGAAAGATACGATGAACTGAAAAAGAGACTCAGGGAAAAACTTGGTCAGCTTAATGCAGGTATTGACCCGGAACTCATTGCGATAGGCGCGGAAATGGCAGTGTACCACATTGAAAGAGGGGCCGTAAAATTTGCTGAATACGCATCTTCCATGATTAAGGACATGGGGGATGCAATACGTCCATACCTGAAATCTTTTTACAGCTCGGCAAGGTATATGCCGGAAGCGGTTGAAAACGGTCTTTCTTCTAAAATGACTCCTGATTCAGAGGTAAGCACATTTGATGTGACAAACTTTGACAAGAAATCTGTGGATATTGTTGAACAGATTAAAAATGTAGCTAAAGAACAGGAACTGAAGGAAAATAATCAGTCTCAAAATGAAGTGAAGCCTGAATCTGAACTTTCAGGAGATTCAGCTAAATATCAGAAAAAGTCAGCCCAGGAGAGTGAAGCGGTACGTGAAATAGGCGTATCAATAAGGGAAAGGGCCTTGATTGATGTTGATGGGCTTGATGCTACACCGTTAACCATGAAGGATGTAAAGAACATCCTGAATAACTATGACATGCTTTCAGACATGTCAGCAACCGACATGCAGGAACTTGTGGAACTTGCAATGACGAATGAGACAAGAAAGGTTGCATTGAGGTACATTAATGGAGAAAAGCAAAAGTTCGGATATGACCTTATACTTTCAATGTACAAAATGCAGCCACTGCTAAATGCAAGGGACAGTACAAGATTCGAGCGTCAGCAGTACAGTACGCCTACTCCGTTCGGATACGTAATGGGCCAGTTCGTCAACTCAGGGAAGAAGGTGGGAAGCGTTCTTGAGCCTTCTGCCGGAAACGGAGCATTGACCATCACATTCCCGGCTGGAATAGTCCATGTGAATGACATTGACGAAAGAAGGGTGGAAAATCTGAGGACCCTCGGTTATGGAAAGGTAACCACTCAGGACGCACTTATCCCGTTTGATGAAAAAGTGGACGCAGTTGTAACAAATCCTCCTTTCGGTACCACCACCGCAAAGGAATTTGACGACGGTAAGTTAAAGATAAGCTCACTTGAGGGACTTATGGCAATCAACGCACTGGACTCCATGAAAGACGACGGACGCGCGGCAATCGTGATAGGTGGAAACACATCTTACAGAGATAATGGTGCAATGCAGAGCAAGGATATGAAACTTTTTGCTTATCTTTACTCACACTACAACGTGGTAGATGTAATCAACCTTGACGGTGATATGTACAAGCGCAACGGTACCAAGTACGATGTGCGCATCATTCTTATCAATGGAAGAAAAACAGGTCCTTTCAAGCTGACCGCACCTCCGGTCAGGAAAAAGGCAAGGGCTGAACAGGTAAAGACATTTGACGAATTATATAACAGAGTACAAGATGATATACGTTCAATACAGCAAATGGGGAATCTCTTTGACAGTGCAGAAGGAGAAACCCGGACCACTGACGGACAAGGAAGTGGAACAGACAATAATGTCGGCAATCAACCAGAGTCTGGAAAGCGGAGAGAATCCGTACAAGGACGTGATGGAATCAGACCTGACAATGACATGGGAAGCACCGGAACCGCAGCCGTATCCGAAAGAGGAAATGATGGAAAGTCAGGAACAGAAGGAAATGTTGGCACGGTGGATAATGAAAACGGACCAGATGCAGGAAGCGTTGCAACTGTTCAGGAGCAGCGGGGAAATGACGGAGGAGAAGATGCCGGAGGGGTACGTCCCGGAAACACTGTATCAGCTGATTCAGGGAATAATACCGGCAGAAGCAGACTTTCAGTAAATCTTGGTGATGAAAAGGTTCCTTATCCAAACAGGAGCCAGTCTGGTACGTTGATGTCGGTGGTACCTGCAAACCAGGCGCAGGTTCTTGCGGATTCTCTTGCCAACATAGGAGACGTGGACCAGTTCCTCGTAGATGAACTCGGATATTCAAGCAAGGATGAGCTTTTCAGTTACCTTGCAGCCGAACAGATTGATTCCGTATCACTTGCAATCAACCAGATGAACAAGGGAAACGGTTTTATCATCGGTGACATGACCGGGGTAGGAAAAGGAAGGCAGGGAGCCTCCCTTGTAAGATATGCGGTAAGGAAAGGATACAAACCCATATACTTTACCCAGAAGCCTGCGTTGTTCTCTGACAACTACCGTGACCTTTCCGATATAGGAAGTTCAAACCTTAGACCGTTCATTATAGCGTCAGACCCTAAAAATGCGGCTATTACTGATGCATCCGGTAATGTGGTATACAAAATTCCAAGCGACAAGGAAAAGAAACGTGTATTTGACTATATTCTTCAAAACGGTACTCTTCCTGACGAATACGATTATGTGATAACAACCTACTCACAGATTAACAACGGAACAAAGGAATATGAGGTCACAGACAACGGAATAACCGAAAAGGACAAGTCGTACAAAAAGAAATCACCTTATGCTGCCGACAAGAGCGGACAGGAACGAAGGAATGTTATTGCCGCACTTGCAAAAAACAATATCATGATCCTTGACGAAAGCCATACAGCAGGAGGTAGCGGCGGAGGTTCCATGTTCATGCAGTATATCATGCCGAACGTGAAAGGCGTGACATTCCTTTCAGCCACATTTGCAAAGAGGGCCGACAACATGCCCATCTATGCAATGAAAACCGACCTGTCAAAATCCGGTGTGTCTCCGCAGGAAATGATTGAAGCAATATCTCAGGGAGGAGTAACCTTGCAGGAAATCATGTCAAAGCAGCTTGTCCAGTCCGGACAGATGATAAGAAGGGAAAGAAGTTTCCAGGGCGTAACAATAGACTGGATGCCGGTAAATGAAGAAGAGGACGCAGTTCAAAGGAAACAGTTTGACGAGGTGTCAGGCATATTCAGCGATATACGAGCTTTCCAGAAAGACTATATAACACCTCTTGTTTCGGATATATCCGACGAACTCGCAGATGAAGGAGGTTATTCTGATTTACAGAGAGGAACAAAAGAACTCGGTGTCGCAAACACACCGTTTGCCAGCAAGATGTATAATCTTGTCAACCAGCTTCTTTTCTCTTTGAAGGCTGATGCGGTCGCAAACAGGGTAATATACAACCTGAAGCATGGATTCAAACCTGTTATTTCATTCACCAACACTATGGAAGGATTCCTGGACGAAGCTCCGAAAGATACTCCTATAGACAAGGCGCCAAACTTCTCACTAACACTTATGAAAGCACTTGACGGTGTCATGCGATACAGCGTGGACACGTTGGGAGGTGAAAAGGAAAACAAGTCATTCCTTGTATCGGAACTGAGCGAAGAGGGACAGCAGAAATATTACGAAATCAAGAAAAAGATTGAGAACCTTTCTGCTAACCTTCCTATTAGCCCTATGGACGCAATCAAGATGAAAATCGAGGATGAAGGATACAAGGTTGGAGAGATTACCGGACGAAATCTTGAAATGGTGAAGGATGAAAACGGGAAGTATGTCATAAGGAACAGGAAAGACAAGGACAAAAAGACAGCAGCAAGGGATTTCAACAACGGAAAGCTCGATGTGCTTATGATTAACAAATCCGGAAGTACGGGTATATCATTGCACGCTTCTCCTAAATTCGAGGACCAGAGACAAAGAGTTATGGTATTCGCGCAGTTCCAGTCTGACATTAACGACGAGGTACAGATGAGAGGCCGTATAGACCGGACCGGACAGATATACCGCGGAAAGTACGAATACATCATGTCATCCATACCTGCAGAACAAAGGTTGCAGATGATGTTCAAGGCAAAGCTGAAATCGCTTGATGCTAACACCACTTCATCGCAGAAGTCAAAGTTCAATGAGATGGAAGTAGTTGACTACCTCAACAAGTACGGAGATGAAGTTACATGGCAGTACATGCTTGAACATCCGGAACTGTCTGAAAAGCTGGGTGACCCTCTTAACATGCTGAATCAGGACGGAGAGGCAACGGGTGAAGATGATGCGGACACTTCCAAAAAAGAAGGATGTGCAGCGAAGATAGCAAGGTACCTTCCTTTCCTTCCCGTATCCGAACAGGAAGAGGTATTCAAGGAAATAACCGATGCGTATTCTGTAAAGATACAGCTTCTTAACGACGCAGGAGAAAACGACCTTGAAATCACTACCATGCCTTTGCGTGCAAAGACTATCAGCAAAAAGATATGGAAGCAGGGAACAGAACCAGACAGCGGAAACGCTTTCGCGGACAATACTTACCTTGAAGAGGTGGAGGTTGACGTGCTTAAAAAGCCTATGAAGGCTTCTGAAATAGAGTCAACAATCAAGAGAATGTCAGAAGGTGAGGACTTCCAGATATGGAGGGACAAAAAGATTGCTGAAATAGAGTCCGCATACAACAATAAGATTGAAGTTCTTAAGAACCGTATATCGGACAGTACGAACGAACGTTCAGAAAAGGCACGTAAAACGTACATAGAAAAGTCAAAGGAGGCAAGAAGCAAAGAAAAGAACGAATTTACCGATGAAGAAATCCAAAAAATGTCTGATGTAGTAGTGGAAGATATTCTGAAAAAGGCTGATGAAAGTTTCACAAAGCAAAAGAACGTGATTGAAGCCAGAAGGGATAACATACTGAAACAGGTAAATTCGTTCACTCCACTTAAACCTCTCGTAATTCCTTTCAATCTTGACGAGTCGATGGCCACATTGATACCAAGCAGGGGCATGTTCCTCGGATTCAAGTTCAGCAAGGACTTTTCCCCAAGTTCATCCACCGCTGTATTCGCCACTATGGACGGAAGAAGGAAGGTTGAGATACCTCTCAACCAGGATAAGGCGTTTCATTCAATCCGTATGAATACAATGATGCAGCCCACCTTCATAAAGGACGTAAGTCTTGAAACATGGGATTCGTATGTTCCTACACAATCAAGGAAGAAGGCATATATAGTAACCGGAAATCTTCTTCAGGCATTGGTTGACACAATGAAAACCAATAATGTAAGGGGTTATCTGGTATCCTATTCAACCATTGATGGCGAAACGAAGCAGGGAATACTTATGTCTGACAGCTTCAAGCCTGAAAATCTTACCACAAGTGCGCCTATAAGCAGCCGGCTTGTACAGATACAGCAGGGTGAATCAGTCACAAGTGAAGATAAACGGGTTACCGTTGAAAAAAATACCGGATGGAGGACTGGATATGCACTTAAGGTTCCTAAGTCAAAGAAACTCGGTGGAGAATTTTTTGAGGACAACAAATTGAGGTCTCTTGCTGAAAACAAGGAATTCACCACAAGAGGAAACTATATGGTTGCAGACATACCGTCCGACAATCTTTCCGAAGTCCTTGACAGATTGAGCAAGATGGGCGTAACCGTTTCAAAGAAGGCCAAACTCGAGAATGTTTCCGATGTACGTTTCAGGGAGGACGAGCGTTCAATCGTAGACCCTTTGATTCAGGAACTGATGATGAGGTTCCAGGGAGAGGATATAAGCCGCTATCCTTATGTCGATGTAAGAAAAGACCCTGATGCTGACTATGAAGTTTACTGGGGATATAGCGAGCCTTTATACAAAGGAAAGAATGTAATGGACAGCCCGGAAGTACCTGAACTTATCAAAGACCAGATAAGGAAAGATGAATACGAGATAGACAAAAGAAGCATTATCGACTGGCTGGAAGGATATATAGATTTCAATGTAGGATACGAAGAGGCGGAAGAAGGGCAGAAAGTCCTCGACTGGTTCAAGGAGAACATGAAGGACTTCAAGATGAGCGACAAGGTAAATCTGATTGTTGAAAAAGGAGACTTTCCCGACACTATTTATCGTGAAAATGGGGAAAATTCCCCATTTGAAGGTGTTGAATCAGACGTGAAGGATATTTCTGAAAAGATGAACATCCCCGTTCAGGTCATAACTTCCACAGACCAGATTACGGACCCGTCAGTAAAATCAGCTATAGAAAGTGGAAGGAAGATAAAAGGATGGTTCTCCGTATCGGAAGGAAAGGTTTATGTATATCTTCCCAATGCATCCGGAATCGAGGACGTAAAAAAGACTATACTTCATGAAGGAGTGGCCCATTACGGACTCAGGAAACTTGTGGGTGATGAAAGAATGGATGATTTTCTGGACGATGTTTTCAACAACGTATCAAGCGAAGTACGTAAAAGAATTGTTGACACGCTCCCAAGATACGGATATGATTCACGTGTGGCCACTGAGGAATACATGGCGAGAATGGCCGAGAACGGTGTGGACGTATCAGTTTGGGAAAGAATCAAGCAGGCTTTCAAGAACCTTCTCAGGAAAATGGGAATAAACATCAACATAAATGACAACGAGTTGAGATATATTCTTTGGAGAAGCCGCAATAACCTTGAAAATGAAAATGTGATTGATTATGCAAAGGATGTGGCCATTCAGTACCAGATGGGAGTAGGAAACTATTTCCGCGAAGAAGAATCCGACGGAAGCCGGGAAGAATACGAAAGGTCACTACAAGGATGGAAGTATAAAGCCAGTGAAGCATATCAGGACAGCATGCTCGCTTTAAAAAACCTTCAGGAAGTTATAGCAAAGGTTTCAGGTAAACCGATAAAGTCATTTGAGGACGCATACACATTCGAGAACCAGCTAAGTTCAAAGAATACTTCGGAATCTGAAAAGTACTATGACGAATTCTTTGTTCCATTGCTGAACGCGGAGGGAAAATTGATAAAGAAATATGGACTAACCCATAAAGCGATAGAGCGTTACATGATGCTTGCGCACGGAATCGAAAGAAACGTGGAAATGACGTTCAGGGAGCAGCTTAATGAGATTATCAAGGAAAACCCGGACGACGCGCAGCAGTTCATTCAAGATTTCAAGGACGAGAAGGAAAGACTCAGAGCGAAGTATTCAGGTTATGAATATCTGAAAGCATTGTCCGATTACATGGGAGAAGTAGGAGATTTTTCAGCTACGGAAGCAATACTGAAAAGCATGGACAACGAAGAACATGCAGATTTCCAGAATGACGCGCTCGATTATGTGAAGGAATTTGAGGGAATGTATAACGTAAAGGAACTTTGGGAAAAGACCAACAATGCCACAAAGGAGACTCTGAAAAAATCATACGAAAGCGGAATGATGGACAAGGACCATTTTGCTAACGTCAGCAAAATGTTCATGTATTATGTTCCTCTCAGAGGATGGACGGAAGACACAGCCGAGGATGTTTACGAGTATATCAATTCCGAAAGAAACCCTGTAAATTCTGTCCTTAAATCAATGAAGGGACGAAAGTCCGTTCCTGATGAAGTGATTGCCACAATCGGGAACATGGAGGAAAGCTCAATTCTGCAAGGTAACAGAAACCTTATGAAACAGGCTTTCATGAACATGGTTGTAAATCATCCTACCGACGTGGCCACATTAAGGAAAGCATGGTACGTGTATGACCCTGTAAAAGATGAATGGTCCATATCAATGCCTGAGATTGAAGAGAACGACACTCCGGAAACAATCGCAGAAAAGATTAAGAACCATGACGAGAAAATGAAGAAGCTGGAGGAACAGGGACTCGCCACGCGGAAGTCAAAAGGACTCAACATTGACTACCGTATAATGAAGAACAATATCTCACAGCATGCGGTAATTGTAAAGAATGGAGGGAAAGACTTTGTGATTTACGTCAATGGTAACCCGAGAGCCGCGCAGGCTGTAAACGGACTTACAAACCCGGACGCAGAGAAGAACCCTATATTCAATGCGATAAGCAGGGCAAACAGGTGGCTCGCGGCAAACTTCACCACAAGAAACCCGGCATTTGTCATGAGTAACCTTTCAAGGGACCTTATATTCTCAACTACTGCAGTATGGATAAAGGAAGATGCAAAATACTCATCCAGATTCAGAAAAAACATTCTTACCGCATTACCTACCGTAGTCAAAGGAGTTATGGGAAAAGGTAAAAACTCAGAGGCTGACAAGTATTTCAGGGAATTCGTCGAGAATGGAGGAGAGACTGGTTACATGTACCTGCATGATGTGGATGCATACAAGAATAAGGTCAGAAAGGAACTTGCACGAATTACCGGTGAAAGAGGAAGTGCAAAACGTGCAATGGACTACACGCTGGAAAGACTGAAAGATTTTAACCGTATGGCAGAGGATATTTCCAGATTCGCGGTTTACATGACATCCAGACAGATGGGAAGAAGCATAGTTGAATCAGTACGTGATGCAAAGGAGATTACAGTCAATTTCAACAAGAAAGGTGCCGGATACAAGACTGGAGGATTCTTCGGACTTACCGCAGGTGCCATGAGAAACCTTTACCTTTTCTTCAATGCCTCCGTACAGTCATTGACCAACTTCAACAGACTTAGAGTAAAGAATCCTGTAAAATTCTATTCAGCACTCGGAGGTTTCATGACTGCAGGTATGCTTATACCGGTTGTTAACAACCTTCTTTACAGCATGATTGGAGGTGGTGACGACAATCCTTACAATGACTTGCCGGAATGGGTAAGGAGGAACAACCTGTGCATCTATGCCGGAAACGGGCAGTTTGTGACGCTACCTCTTCCTATTGAACTGAGGGCGTTTTACGGACTTGGAGATTATGCGTACCAGCTTACTTCAGGAAGAGAAAAGATGAGTCCGTCAGGACTTGTCAAAGGAACTGTAAGCCAGCTTGCAGATTTGCTTCCACTTAACCCGACAGGGAACGAAGGATTCAAGACTTTTGTTCCGGATGCACTTGCACCTGTGTTTGAGACGTATGTGTGGAATAAGGACTTCACCGGTAAACCGATTGCCAAACTGACACCGTTCAACGAACGTGACCCGGAATGGAAGAGAGTCTACAAAGGAACATCGGGGTGGCTGGTAGATGCTTCAAAGTTCTTCAATGACCTTACGAATGGAGGAGGTCCTGGAAGTGATTTCCGGAAAGGCGTGATTGACTTCAACCCTGCAAAGGTGGAAAACCTTCTTGAATCTTATTTCGGAGGAATGGCCAAGTTCCTGAACCAGTCAGGAAAGACTATTTACTATGGTGCAAAATCAATAGCAGAAGGAGAAATGGACGATAACCTGACGGCAAGAAACGTTCCTGTTCTTAACAGGTTCTATAACAGGGTTGACGACAGAAACGCATTTGCCGGAGTAAATACGGACTACTTTAAACTCCGAGACGAAATGGAACAGTTCAAATATGAGTTGAACGGAGTAAAGAAGAACTATCGTAACAACCCGGACGAATACCGGCAGATGGTGAACTCAGACATGTTCAGAAAGTACATGAAGTTCAAGCCTTATCAGGACCTTCTTGACAGGCTTTATAAAATCGGGAAGGAAACGGAAGGTGAAGAACGTAAACAGATTGAGGACAAGATAATCGAAACGAGGAGGGAAGTCCTTCAGGCTGTGAAGTGATACATGAACGGGAGGTTTATCCCTCCCGTTTTTTACCAAACATCCCAACTTTAATTTATGACAATGAGGTAGTTTTGTAAAAATGCAGAATCATGAACAAATTTCTTAACAGGAACGTAAGGCCAAAACGAGAATACCGTAATGCAGGTGCGGTAAACAGCAAGAGAGGAACCGCATACGACGAGCTGGAAGAATTCGCATCATATTGGAGCAGCCTTTACAGGGCAAGGGAAAAGATGGAAAGGTCTCTTATGTATGCCAAGGAAGACCAGTGGGGTGACCTTGTGAAGAATCCGGACACGGACGAAGTGGTAACAGAAGGTCAGCTTATAATGAGCCAGGGTAAAGTCCCCCTTAAAAACAACATGATTGCCCCGATAGTGAAGAATATCGAAGGCCAGTTCAGAAGAAACGTGACAAAGCCAATATGCTCGGTAAGGGACAAGAACGAGGCAAAGATTGGAGAAATGATGAGCGTAGCGATGGAATACGCCCAGTCCAACAACGAAGTGACGGAACTTGACGCAGCCTGCCTCATGCTCCTTGAATGTGGTGGATTCATAGCGCAGAGGATAGAGTTTGGTTTCAACGAGTACAAGCACATGAACGATGCATGGGTGTTCAATGTGGACCCTTCAAGGCTTTTCTTCAACACCAACATAGAGGACCAGAGAGGATGGGACATTACCTGCATAGGTGAAATATTCGACATGGACTTTGAACAGGTCGTAGCGGCTTTCTCAAAGTCAAGAAGCGACCGAAAGTGGCTGGAAAGCATATACGGTGAGCAAAGCTTCCCAAAGAGGTCATTTGTTGACGGTGCCCAGGGATACAACCAGAAAAACGCCGACTTCTACACACCGGCTGACACAAACCTTTGCAGGGTAATACTCGGATGGAAACTGGAAAGCCGGGATGCGTTGTTCTATACCGACATGCTGGACGGCAGCTGGGGATTCGTGGACGTGAAGGATGCAGAAAAAATAGATGCAATAAACCAGAAAAGAATCGAAGAGGCAAGAATGGCTGGTGTGGCTGACGAAGATATCCTTCTGATTGAATACGAGTTCAAGGTAGAACGATACTGGTATTACAGGTATCTTACACCGTGGGGTGACGTGTTGCAGGAAGGAAGAAGCCCATACTGGCACGGTCAGCACAATTACGTTTTCCATGCGTATCCTTTGATACATGGAAAGATATTCAACTTCATAGAGGATTTCATAGACCAGCAGCGCAGCATCAACCGTACAATGACCCTTATCGACTTCATACGTTCATCTTCCGCCAAGGGACTTGTCGTTGTGGATGAAGATGCGTTTGACAGCATGAGCCGCGAGGAAATCGTCGACGAATACGTTCGGTATAACGGAGTTCTTTTCTGCCGCCTGAAGCCTGGAAAGGATATAAGGTCAGTAATCACACAGCTGAACGGTGCAGGTGCCATACAGGGAGACTATGAGCTTCTCAGCCTGCAGTTGAAACTTATCAATGACATTGCCGGCGTAAACTCAGCCATGCAGGGAAAGGAACCTTCATCCGGTACAGCCGCTTCATTGTACGCTCAACAGACGGAGAACGCATCAATGAATCTGAAAGGTCTGTTTGACTCGTTCAAGTCCTTCAGGAAAAGAAGAGACCTTAAACTGATGCAAACCATACAGCAGTATTACGACTCACCAAGGTATATAGAACTTGCAGGCAAGGACTACTCGGAAGAATCAAAGTATTACGATCCGGAGAAAGTACAGGGTGCGCAGCTTGACATTGAGCTGACAGAAGGGACAAACACGCCTACCTTCCAGATGCTTGAAAACGAATTCCTGATGAAGCTGTTTGAAATGCAGGCCATAAATGTAAAGACGTTGCTTGAAAATTCCAGTCTTCCTTTTGCATCAAAGATCCTGGAAAGCATAAAGAGAACGGAGGAGGAAATTCAACAGAACCAGGCTGCACAGATAAATCCTATAAACCCGGAATACATGAAGCAGCTTGCGCAGCAGAACCCTCAGCTTATGAACAAGTTGATGAACGACGCAAACGCATCCCCACAGGACGGAATAGTACAAAGAGCCGCTTAAATGGATGCTTCCGAAACAATGCGGGTTTTCCTTTTCTGGAGACCCGTATTATTTTGTGCAATCCTGTACGGTTTGGGTGTCTTGTAGCAAACATAAAGTCCTATTGAGGTGGACATCACACGGTCGTCGTGGCAACCTTCGACGGCTCCGGTCTTCTTGCCGTCCTCCTTTATTTCAAACTGGTCGTATTCAAACGTGGTTTCAAGGCTTCTTTCTATGTACAATGAATCCCTCATTGCCGATTTCATGAAGTTGAGCACCATCGGTTTAGTTGATGGATTGGTATGGAATCCGTATTTGACAGGTGCACCTTCCTTTATCTGTTCTGCACTTGTACGGCTGTAAAGGTCCGGGTAAAAATCCTTTATTTCGTCAAGAACATACTCGAAGTTGTCGCCTTCTGTTCCTTCTGTCTCCAGCGTGTTGCTTTCTACTACCAGCAATGCTTTTCCGTATGCGTATGCTATCTGTGCAGCCTTCCAGATAAGCATGTCATGTTCGATGTGACCGTGCCATTCAGCCACAACTTCCGGTACTCCTCCCTCAATCATTGGCATACGGTCAAACACCTTTATGGATGAAGGGTCCGATTTTTCTCCGGTTCCACCTATATCCACGGATACCACATACCTGTAACGGTAAAGGTGTGCATCCTTATCAGGAAGGAACCATACATTCAGAATATTGTCCTTCGAATCCTTCTTTCTCTTCATCTCCACGAAATGAAGATTTTCAAACGCCCTTTCTCCTTTTGGCGTTTCTCCCACAAACTCGCCGTAGAACGCAGGATCCATGCAGGTTTTCCTGCACTGGTCCACGTACTTTCTTGGGAAATACGGCCTACCTGTTGACTGGAACGCCTCTTTCGGGTCTGACGGATACTCTGAACACATTCTCCATTCCTCTTCCATTGCTACCTTCTTCTTTCGGTACCATGCGATTGCCTCAAGTGTGGCGCCAAGTTCGAACAGGTACATCTCGTACTCGTTCATGGATTCTATGAAAGGTCTGTATTCTATTTTTGTAAGTCGGGTTGAATACATGTCAATAAGGAACCAGGGAATGAATACGGGAGTGAAGTCGTTCTCTCCCTTGACTGCTCTAAGCCATGTGCGGTGAAAATAGTTACCAACTCCCTTCGCGGTTGATTCAAGGACCTTGACAGTATATGGGCCGTCGTTTATTGAACCGAAAATTGACTGAACGAGGTCCTCCGGCTTTTTCCCGTTGGTCTCTTTCCACAGGCCCACCTCCGTAAGATGGGCCATTGATATGTTCTGCGAACGAAGGTTATCAGGCTTCTGAGCGGAGCCTACCGAGTAAAGGCACTGGCAGTATTCAATCTGCCTAGTCTTTGAAGAGCCCTCAAAAGGCTTTGTCTCAATTTTCACCCCGTGTGCGGCCCATGCCGGATAGTTCTTCACCACCTTAGAAAGCATACCGCACACGATGTTGGACTGTGATTCCACGTCACCGCATATTACGCTGTTCCAGTTCTTTCGGTGTACTATCTGAATCCACAGCATATATATCTGGGTAAGCGTTGAGCCTCCCCACTGCCTTGCCTTTAGAAGTATGATGTTTATGGGCCTGTTTGAAGTCCTTAGTTCCTCCAGTTTTTTAAGATAGGTCCTCTGCGCGCGGTTGAGCTGGAAACTTATATCCTCACCTCCACCTTTAGGAGAAATCTTTGCCGTTGTATATGCCCAGAATTCAAAATCATAACCGAATCTCTGCACGCAGAACTCCACGTACAGCATGTTTGCCGTTCGTTCGTTGTATTCAAGATGAAGTATGTTCTCTATGTATCTTCTTTGTCCGAGAGAAAGTATGACCTGACAGAATCCGGTTGAAAGGAAGTCATCCGGAAGCCACATTTCTTTCAAAGGGAAGTCACCGCACCTTACGTGCGTCCTTTTTACGGAGAAAGACCCTTCACCGGTTATAGGATTGTAAGGTGAATTTATAATCTTCAGCCTTTCGTTGTTTATCTCTATTATCTTTGACGGAGAAAGCATATTTTCCTGTAAATTATGCTTGTGAAGTAGGAGAGTGAAAAGCTGTACACATGAATCATCGTGTTAACTCCCTTGGAGAACAAGCCGGTGAATATATAAGAGAACAATATAAGACACAAAGCCTTGATGAAAACCTTCCTTCTGCATCCGGAAAGAAAATATCCCATCATTACCGATATGACCGCGGAGAAACCGCACGTTGGAACCTGTTTTGCAGAAAGGAAACCTGATATTGCCGGGATAATAATGCACGCAGGAAGAAGATATTTCAGGTCTGTTTTACGCATTACCCTGTAATATGTCCAGAATACGAAGCAGTTTACAGAAAGGTGAAGAAAGTAGGTATGTACTAAGCTGTACGTGAATATTGTCCACCATGGAGAGGTGGTTGAAACGGCCAGTTTATCAACAGGTAGGAAGAATGAAAGCAGCCAGACTATAAAAAGAACTATTATGACCGGCATTTCCTGATTGACCTGTAATAACCGTAAATAATTTCCCTGAACGTCTTCTGGTCTATGTAGTAGGAAGGAGCCTTTTCTTGAAGAATCTTGGTAAGGATTGAAAAACCGACTATGCCAGTTCGGTCCTTGTATTCCTTGTACCTTCTGTACAGCTCCTGGTACATGAGGATTGTGTTCTTGTTTTTCAAACCTAGGGGTTTACCCCTTTCAATCCTCGACACATAACGCCTTGCGTTTTCGTAGCTTACATAAAATCTGGGAGCGCCTTTTGCCATCACGCTCCGGATGATGTCATCCTGCGTGACGGGATATTTTCTCATGGACTTCATGGCGTCAAAAAACGCGCCGATTATGTGAGAACGCCTGATTTCAGATATATCATTGTCTCTCATAACAAAGTCTTTTCCACAAAGATAATACATTATGAATTAGAATGAAACGTATTCCCCAAATCATCAAATATTATACCCAAATACGCAACATTTGAATACCAATTACATTTTACTTTGCAATAACACAAAGCATGACAAAATGGAAAAAGAAACAAGTTCACAGCAGATGCAGCAGGAAAACGCTGCAAGCGAAAACGAAAGAAAGCCGACAAACCGGGAGCGGTTCAACTCCATGATGGCAGAAAGGATACAGGGATACAACCCGGACGACGAAGAGGCTTCTTACGGTATGCTAATCGACAGGTACAGCAAGGACGAGGAGCAGAGGAAGATACTTTCCGACGCAATCAACAAAGACCCGCGCCTTGCATCGGTTCTTTCTGATATTGTAAGCGGAAAGAGGTCAAGCGGAAACGCGCTGGTAAGGTATTACGGAAGGGATTTTCTTTCAGCGGAAGAAGGAACTCCTGAATATGACGATATCGCAGCAGCAGAGGAGGAACGCAAGAAAGAGACCGAGGAAAGGACTGCACGTGAGGAAGAATACAAAAAAAACATCGACGATTCAACCCCTGTAATCGAGCAGTTCTGCAATGAAAAGGGGTACAACGTGGATGATTTCCTCAACAACGTATGGGACAAGATAGCATCACCGATACTTTCCGGTATGTACACTAAAGAATTGCTCACCATGCTTGACAACGCTTTCAACTACGACACCGATGTGAATGACGCGATGAAAGCCGGAGAGATTAAGGGAAGAAACATGAATGTGAACAAGATGCGAAAAGACCAGGTAGGAGACGGTATGCCAACCGGACTTGGTACGAAAACCAACGAAACTAAAAAAACGACAAGCAAGCCAAAGTCATTCATCCAGCTTGCAAAAGAAGCATAACAGCCAAACACAAACCAAAAATAACACGACATGAAAAAAGTTATCAGTTTTTTGAAAGAAGAAAAATGGAGCCTGTTCTCAATCTGTCTGACCATCCTGTCAGTGATTATAGGCTCACCGTTCATGCTTGCAGCAGAAGCTACGGCTACAGTGGCAGTAACTGAAAATGGTGCACAGGCATCACCTGGACAGGCAGGCGTTGAAAGCCAGGTACCCGGACAGGCAACAACAGTTTCAGGAGCTGCAAGTGCATCCGGAGGAGTTGGAGGTGATAACCTTATCCAGCCTGATATTGACAATGATATTTTCCTTATCGGTACTGACGAAACCGTGCTTGACGGTATCATGCGAAAGGCCAAGCGGCAAGTACGTGTAAAAAGTTTTGAGGTTGACCACTATCTGATTGACGAACAGAAGGCAGTAGTGGAAACTACCGAAAAATATACGGCTGCAAGCAGCCAGACAGCGGTTATTAAAGTAGCCTCAAAGGATGCAAGACTTTTCCAGGAATATGGTACGGTAATCGCAAAAGGAGTGAACGGATACGACCCGACAGGACAGAGCGAAATTGAAGGAGTAGACCTGATGCTGTTCATTGTAGGTAAGGACGGAGCAAGCGGAGGAAGTCCGATTGTAAGGGCAGTAAACGGTCCTAAATCCTCAGCAAGCGATGAATACTGCAATGTGCCTACAATCGAGGCAGGGACCAAATTGGTCCTTCTGAGCAACGCATGTGCAGAAACGCAGAAACAAGTGGCTCCTGACCTGGTTATCCCTCAACCTATCAGGGTTTACTTGCAGAAAACCATCTTGAACCAGATTATTTCCGACTACTTTGACAGTCAGAAAAAACGTATTCCTTTCCAGAAGGCAACCATCGCGGAAGCAGCCGTAAAGCAGTACAGAAGGAAAAACAACCGTACGCTTTGGATTGGGCAGAAAGGAAAGTTCCAAGTTGACCGTGGACAGATGGGAGTTCAGTACGTTTACACCACAGAAGGAATACGCTGGCAGATAAAGCGTGAATGGCAGCATGACGGAAACTGGACATTTGAGGAGATTATCGCTTTGGCAAAACTGAAGTTCACCGGTAACGACTGTTCAAAAGAAGCATTCTGGCTCATGGGACGTGACCAGCTGGAAAGCATCCAGAACATTGATTTCACCAAGCACAAGGATATTACAATGACATCCAAGGAAGTATGGGGTTTTGCTTGCACTCAGCTTCATACGGTGTTTGGAGACTTCTACCTGAAGCATGAACCGACGCTTGATGTTATCGGATACGCGAATTCAGGAGCTATCCTTGACATGGAAGGACTTGTACGTTATTGGATGAAGAACGAGGAGAAATCTACCGAAAAGATTGAAGGTGAAGAGGCAAAAAGGGAGGCAGTAATCTCCATCAATGCACTGGCACTGAAAGGATACTCACATATCTGGGTGGAAGGAGACGACAAGGGAAGCCTTCCTGGAGCAACCGTAGTTCTTACTCACGATAATGCCTCAGATGCTCCTTCAAGTCCGGCAGCAGGCCAGATTTACTACCTGAAACAGGCATGCAGCGCAATCTCAGGTAGCAAGGCCGGTGAGTTCTGGAAGTGGAACGGTACTTCATGGGAAAAGTACGAAGGTGAGATTTACACCAAGGACGAATATTAATTCATAACCTAAAAACAAGGGAGGCTTCTGCCTCCCTGATATCTTATTATGGAAAAGACAGAATTATACAAGAAAAGATATGCAATCCACGGTAAGGTGGAGATGAGCGTGCTTATTCCGATTAACAATGCGAAGCTGAGAGTGAATTTCACAAACGGTGTAATCAATTCAAACGGAATCACTCCTGCCACGTTCAGCACGTCCGACCCTGTTGTCCAGACCGCAATCGAAAACAACAAGCTGTTTGAAAAAGGCCTTATCAAGCTGGACCGGAAATGGAAAATCGGAGAGGTTGAAGAAGCAAAGGACGAATCCGAGGAAGAAGGCGCTTCGGAATACACAAACTATCCGGATGTGAAAAACGCCCAGTCGGCAAGAGAGATTCTTATCAGGGACTACAATGTGTCTCTTGCAGAACTGCAGGACAAGGAAAGAATCAAGAACAAGGCCGAAGAACTGAAAGTTAAATTCCCTAACTGGAACTGACATGGTTACGAAAGAGGATATAATATCAAAGGTAAAGGCGATAATGAACGAGATAGGTGAGGATACTAACGAATCCCTTCTTGACGAGGACACCATCAGGATTGACGAGTATATCGAATCATGCATCGGTGACGCGCTTTCGCTTGTGATATTGAACTCTGTAAATCCTGTAAATCCGAAAAAATGCACTTTGAGCGCAACCGGTAACGGTGACGGAAGCGGATACGTGATTCTACCGGACGATTTTGTAAAACTTCTTTCATTCAGGATGAACGGATGGAAAAGGGCAGTATCGGAAGCTTATCCTCTTGAAAGCGAGACTGCGAAGGAGCAGGGAAACATCTATTCAAGGGGTACGAAAAGCAAGCCCGTATGCGTTCTTTCCTACTCTCCTGAAGGTAAAAGGACTATTGAGTACTACAGCGTGGACAAGGACGGAAACAACGAGATTTCAGTCTTTGTGTACGAATCTTCCTACGACGAAAATTCAGACATCAACATGAACGCGTCTTCTGTGGAGTTCAAAGCGCTGTGCTATATGACGGCTTCACTGGTTTATTCGATATTCGAGAACCCGAATACCGCCAGGGAAATGCAGACAACGGCTATTAATCTTTTAAGAAATGTCAATGTTACAGAAAATCAGAATAGGTAAGGACATATCAATAGAATGGTACATTCTGACCAATGGTATAGCGTTGAGCCTTGAAGAGAAGGAGCTGAAACTTGAAATAACCACTCCTTTACTCAAGAAGATTGCCCTTCCTATAACCGTATCGGGTAACAGGATAAATGCTGAATTCCCTGCAAAGCTTCAGAAGGCTACCGGAGTGTATTCACTTACATTGTGGGAGAACATCGGAAAGAAAGGCCAGACTTGCGTTGACAGGTGCAGCGCATTTTCCCTGGTGTCAAGGACATGCCAGGAATCATGCTGGATAACAGACACCCCTTGCGTGACATTGTGCGGTAACCTGTTCGCTGGAGTAAGAGGAGAATCGGCATACGAGGCCGCTCTTAGGAACGGATACACTGGGAGCGAGAGGGAATGGCTTGAATCACTCGGATACGAGGAAAGTAAAAACCCTGACAATCCGGAGGAAACCGTACATATAGAACTAACCCAGGAACAGCTTATTCTTCTTCAGCTGCCTGCATCACAGGCGGCCGCATCACTTTCCGCATTGGGTAGAAAGCTTGAATGCGTACTTGAATCAACTGAAGGAGTTGTTGAAAATATAGAAGAAATCAAGAAATACGAGGAAAGGCTGAGCAATGTTGAAAAAGAAGTTTTCCCTCTTTCGGTATCAGTTACAGGTGGCGGAATATTTGAAAAGGGCACATCTAGGGATATTACGGTACAGTGGACAACAAGAAAAGGAAGCGAGGAGGTAGAACCTGACTCGTCAACCGTAAACGACATTCCGGCAGAAGGAAATTCAATGGTGTTCAATTCCGTAAACAATGACACCACATACAAGGTTGTAGTCACAAAAGACGGACTTACTGCAGAATCTTCAACGTCTGCAAGATTCATATCTCCGATGTATTTCGGATTTTCAGAAGCAGACAATGCATCCATCCTGCCTATAACTTCACTTGATAAACAATCGGTCAAGACTTCTCCTGCAGGTACATATACATTAAATAACGAAAAAACAGGTAATTATATGTGGTTATGTGTCCCATCCAGCATGATTGTAAACAGGGTTACATCATCCGGATTTGACATTCCAATGGAAGCACAACAGGAAGGTTCTACGTCTGTTGACACATATAAATGTTATCGTAGCTCATCTCAAATCAATGAAGGGCAGGTAAAAATAGTGATAAGTTAAATTTGAATTATATGACCGATATAAACATATATGGTGTTTTGCATAATGATACACCTGAAAATACCGTAGCAAAGGCTGGACAGATCAGGGATGATGAACTTGAAATGCAGCAGTCTGAAATCAACGCTGATTTCAAAAAAAAGATTGATGATTTGCAGAAAGGAGGAACATCCACAATCTCAACGGACGGAGAAACTATCGCAGAAGTGGAACTTTCCGATGGTGGTAAGGCTATAGGAATACCCAACCGTAAACCTGATACAAATCTTGGATACGTAATTCTGAAAAAAAACAAGTCCCTCATCGAGCAGATAACAGAAGCAAACACTATCTATGAAGTAAGGTATTCCTATGATTTGGGCGGTGAAACGCTTACCATGCCTGAAAATTGTGTACTTAAATTTGAAGGGGGAGTCATTTTAAATGGTACTCTAACAGGTAATAACACAATAATATCTTCAGAACCATACTATATATTTGAAGAGATAGAATTTGGCGGTAGTTGGAATGTACAATATATATATGCGGAGTGGTTTGGAGCAAAACCAGTTCCAACAAGTTCTAAGAGCAGTGATAATGCAGATGCTCTTTGGATGGGAGTTTGGACTAATACTGATGTTGAAACGTATAAAGATTGTTCTAATGGTATAAACCAAGCATTATTGTTTTCCTCTAAATTCGGAGGTAGTGTTAAAGCATTAGGAAGATGTGTATATAAACTTGATAATACTGTTTATATACCATGCGAAGCAGAATATATTACAGAAGAAGGTACTATATTTTGTCCTGTAATGCAAGGCTCTGGAAATAAAATAATAACACATAATGAAGATGATTATTCCTTCCTGGAGCAGAATTTAGAAAGTCCTGTCGAATCAATGTATCCAAATCAATTTATTGCTACTGACGCTATGGCTGTTGCATTTCAGGTTGAACCGGCTAAGACAAAATTTGTTGGGAAAGGAACAATTACTCTTGTAATGTCTAGATATACTATTGGAATCCTGATTAAACACAGAACGTACGAATACCTTGACATGTCTACTGGTTTGACTATTGATATTAGAACTATTGGGGCTAATAGTAACAATGGTCATGACTTCGGTATAGATATGAGAGACTTGAAAGGTGATGAAGACCCAACTGATGAAACTCTCAATGAAGAAGGTAGAACTATTTATTATTGGAATAGAACAACCAAATATAGATGGAAAAAAGCAAATAAAGCTACAACATGGAGTAAAGATAAAATTGTTGATAATTTATTTAATACTACACTAAGATTTGATGTCGGGGGAACAGCTGGAAAGGATGGAAGAATTATAGACCCGAAGATACATATCAATGATATGTATGGTTATCGTGGAATGGAGATATATACTCACGATAAAGGGTGGTTTAATATTTCTAAGATGGAAGGAACTATGTCAAATAAACATGGAGGAGTATTTTTCGTATACACTAATTATGATGTAGGTTCTCATGACTGGACTGGTATTACAAGTCAAGTAGGAAATATTCAGTATGATTATAGATTATTGCAGGTAATAAAAGGTTCTGGAATCAAAGTTGGTGGAGGTTCTGATTTAGCATATAGTAATCCTGATATTGAATATGCATTTTATCTTGGTAAAGGAACATCAAATTGTTCTATAGGATTCGTTGAAAGTTTAAGATATGTATATGATGCAGGTACTAATAACAATTATGACTACAATATCAATATCAATGATAATCAATCTCTATTAGGTACGTCATGGATAAATTTACTTGATGGCAAAACACCTAAAAAAGCTAACTTATGTATAAAGCCTAATTCTGTGAAAGTTATTAACGAACCAATAGATGAAAGCGATATTGCTAATTATTTAGGCCCTAAATTGCAATACAGTGGTGAAGACATAAATGTAAAATATTTATATGATAGCGACCCAACAACATCAGAAAATTTAATTGATACTGAAAATAATATTTACGGAACTTCAATTTTAATTACAAATGGAGACCGTGACAACCCAGTTCAAACAACTTTATCAAATGCTTGGATAGAAATTAACTATCTTATAAAAGGTACAGATATCAATAAAGATACTTATAAAAATGACATAAAAGTTTATTGGGGGGAGACAAGGCTTTACAGAGCAACAAATTTAAATAAAACGCTACCTTTTAGCTATGCATCAACATACGCAGGCGCAATATCTTATATAGGAAAAGTTTATCTTCCGCTAGGAAGAGATAAGATAGATTGTAGAGTTTTATTTCTTACAAACAATCAAGAGCAGAAACTAATATTAGAAGTATTTTCCATAAAAGTATGGGTAAATTCTTATGACACTTCAAATTATGCAAAAAATCAAGATTTATGGTTGGATAAAGACTGTATTAAAAAATATGGTATTGTAAAAAGAAACAATTCTATATTTATGAATTTGGGAGACGCTAAATCTGAAGATTTAGTTAAAGTGTCTTTTGAAAAGAAAGTTATAAATCACGGAACAAATGATACTACTATAACTATTAATTCGGAAGAATTACATGTTTGGGACGCTGTTGACTCACTTAATATTACATTATCAAATCCTAATTCGTACGAAGAGTATATGTTTGAATTCAAGTCTGGAGAAAATCCGACTGATTTGGTTGTAAATGGTGTAAAATGGATTTCTACACCGTCTGATATAATTGAAGCAAATAAGACTTATCAAGTTAGTGTAATTAATAAGATTGGTATTATAGGAGGAGTATAATGAGTGCATTCAGACGAAGATTATTTTTAATTAATTCTCTAAAAGGAGGTAATACTTTTATTTTTAGAATTAATCCTACACCTTCAGATGCAACAGTAACATTAAATGGTGTAATATCTAATAATATAACCGTGAATAAAGGTGAAAGTGTTAATTGGATTGTTTCAAAAGATGGATATATAACGCAAACCGGAACAGAAGACAATATAACAATGAATATTACTAAGAATATCATACTGGAAGAAGGAGTTAAAGAGTATATTCAGTTTACAGATTCTGAAGTAGAAAGGATTTGTATTGCAAACTGGAGCAGTGATGGAATTGGCCTTACAAAAAGTGATGCTGAGAAGATAACAAGTTTGGAAACAAAATTCTCAAATAATAAAGTTATTACAAATTTCGATGAATTTTCGTTTTTTACATCCGTCGATACTATTTCATCATCTGCATTCGCATATTGTTCTTCGTTGGAAAGTATATCTTTTCATGAAGGAATTAAATACATAAAGGATAGGGCTTTTTTGCAAACATCAAACCTTAACATTCAAGTGAATTTCCCTAATTTGGAAACAATAGGACTAAAGGCTTTTGAAAGTAGTGGGATAACTTCAATAGATAGCTTAGGCAAAGTAGAAATTCTAACAGAAAATTGTTTTGCATATTGTTCTAATTTAAAATATGTAGAATTGCCTAATACAATTAATGCTATTGAAAAAAATGTGTTTTTTAGAGATAATAATTTAAGTAAACTTATTATAAAATCATCTATTCCACCGACATTAGGTGAAAATGCTTTTTATGAAACAAGTTCAGACTTTTTGATTTATGTTCCTGATGAAAGTATAGAATTATATAAAAATTCAGATGGATGGAGCATCTATACAGATAAAATTCGTCCTCTATCAGAATATGTAGAATAACCGGGTAACTTTTTGTATAACAATTTAAAAATAAAAGATTATGAAAGAATTAGACAATTTGATTCAGAAAGTAGGCAACGACAAAGTGTTGCATTTCTTGGGAGGTGGGTTTATCTGCTCATTCATTTCGTTCATTGTGATTTTGCAGGAGAGCGGTTTGACGGCATGGGAGAAAGTCTCAACGGTGTTAATCGGAACAGTATTTGTTTTGATTCTGTCAGTGCTTAAAGAGATTATCGCTGACGATAAGGCCGACTGGATGGATGTGCTTGCATCTATTTTAGGATGCGTGCCCATATTCGTTGCTGTAGGTCTTGGTGCATGGTTTAACATTCTTTCCGCGTAGTTATGGTTGCAGTTCTTACAGTTTTGTCTTTTATCATGATAGCGGTATATACTTCCGCTGTCTGTATCAGACTGAAAGCAGTTCCTAACTCCATATCAGAGACGTTCTACAGGATTGAACACAAGACGTGGTTCGGCATTACTATGATATCAGCCTCGCTTGTTCTTACTCCTGCCATATTGCAGGTAACCCCCGACAGCTTTCAGTTTACGGCATTCCTTGCATGTTGCGGAATGTGCCTTACCGGGATAGCTCCGAATTTCCGTGAAGGTATAGAAGAAAAGATACACGTATCGGGTGCCGTACTGTGTCTTCTGTTCTCACAGATATGGGTATATATAATCAATCCGTGGATGCTTGTTCTTTGGGTTATTTATATATCGTACACGGCGGTATGCATGAAAAGGAAATGGGACGGTAAATTCATTTCTTCGTTCATGAAAACGAAGCCAATGTTCTGGGTTGAGACAACATCCATCGTCTCAACTTATTCAACGCTTTTTTTGATGATGTTGAAGTGACAAATATTGGTATATTTAATTATGTACATAAAAAATCACTATATTTATGGTTGATTTATGTTTAACTAAATTGTAGAATTATGGGAAAGAAAATCAAAGAGACGAAGACACCACTTGGCGGTGGATATGTGGGCCTTCCTAAGACAAAGACAAAAGGTAAATGATTAAGAAAATATTGTCATTACTGTTATCCTTGCTGAGAAACAAATCGGCAAGGATATTTTTTAAGATATACGAACCGTTCGTTTATTCATTTTGTCTATCCATCGTTTCCTGTACATTTATGATTGATTATTTTTCTGACGGTAATTTCATATCACAGGAAGACTATGATAAACGGGTGTTTCTTATGTCATTGATTGGAGGTTGTTCGATTCCTACCATAATACGAATAATATCCTACTCTTCCGGATTATGTAGATGGTATATGGCAAACGTTGTATGTCTGCTATTGAACAACCTTTCCGGATTTTCATTTTACTTTGGAATTATAGGTTATATACCATACGTATTTATAGCCACAGGACTAAGCTGCCTTGGTATAATATGCTTTCTTGTGTTCAGGATATTCTACCGTATCACTGACGAGGTATGCCTCCGTCGCACAGGTTTATAAGAATGAAGAATATCTGCAATCCGTATTGTCGGAGAAGTTCAAGGTCAAACTTCTTCGACTTTTTTATTGCCGTATAGACACCTATCATTTCGGTAGACTTGCTGATATGATATTTTTCCTTTATGTTCGATATGTGCTTGTCTACCGTCTTAACAGATAAATGAAGAATTCCCGCAATCTCCTTCTGTGAGAATCCATGACCGACCAGTTCAAAAACTTCCTTTTCCCTATCAGTAAGTGCAGGGTTATCCCCCTCTGAAAATGGGGAATTTTCCTTATTTTCAATGTCTTTCATGCCGTGTAACTTTGTGTTCAGCTAAGATAGATAATTAATCTCAGCCTGCAAAGCCCGAAGCATAAAGAAGGCACGACAAAACACAAATTATTATGGAAATCAAAGGTCCAGACGGCCACAGCTACCATGTAACAGGCCAAAGTCAAGGGAATTTCAACACGGTAGGAGCTGCTGCCGGTATCGCTTCACTTCTGGGTATCGACCTGGGAAGTATTCTTGGAAACAGATGGAATCCCAACATGAGTGCGGACGCTCTTGTAGCCGCATTGTCATCCAGCAAGAACGGCTCAAATGATGCCGTTATCGCATCCATTATCAGTGCTGTGGTATCGCTTATTCCGCAGATGACGAGCAACAACCAGCCTACGTGCAGCGACAACTGCTATGTTACCCGGTACGACCAGAGTCTTTCTCTCCAGCTTCAGGCAGAAAAAAGCAAGAACGCTCTTCTGGAAGCAGACAAATACACCGACCAGAAAATTGTGGAGGCTACCGCATACCTGCAGGGTGAAATCGGTAAGGTTTCAGACAAGCTGGAAAACTTCAAGGAAAAACAGTACAGCATCAACCTGGAACAGGCTACCATCAATGCAAAACAGACCGCCGCAATCAGCTGCCTGAACAAGCAGGTGGACGACATCGACGCAGTTCTGGCCAACCTGTCAAAGAGGGTAATCCCGGCATACAACGTATGCACGCAGACAGGCGCGTCAGCTTCATGCGTGGCTGGAGCTCAGATTATCGGTTAAAACTGATTAAAAATGACGAACAAGGAAATTCTTACCGCAGTACTTATTGAATGGGCAAAACCTACGATACCCGTACTTGTAGGAAACCGTCTCAACGGAATACCTGCATTGAACATGTTCGAGAACTGGATTAAAAGCAAGGGTATAGCACCTGCAAACTGGACGATACTTCAGGACATAAGTCCTCTGCTTCAAGGCGCAGCATACAACATACTTGCCCCTATAATTAATTCAAAGATGAAAAATGTCCCAGACGAATACATACCTCAGATGGCACACGGTATAGTGGATGCCGCAATACAGAACGGAAAGTTTGAATTTCTTGGAGGGTACATCTCGTTCGACAAGTCTGACCTTCAGGAGTTAAAAAACTACCTGGTCTACAATCTTCCGTACATTCCTGCGGAAGTGTACCATGTGAAGACAAAGCCGGATGCGGCAGGCGATGATAACACGCCGCATGAAACCAATAAAAATCAATGATTATGTCATACGGAAATCTTACACCAATCTCAATTGCGGCAACCGTACAGAGCTATACCGCAAGCAAGAGGATGTTTTTGAAACAACCTTTCTGCGCAAACACAAATGCGGCGCCTACATTGCTTAACGTGCAGGTTCAGCAAATCAATCAGGCTCCGGCAACACAGACGGCTACCGGAACAACCGTAAGTTTCTGGTTTGCAGTTACAGGAACATTGAGCTATGTCCCAGTAGGTTGCAATCAGGAAATACAGGTACCTTTCAGGTTCATTCTTCCTCCTGTATCATTTACGGGAACATCCGGACAGACACCGACAGTAGCGCCTTCAGTTGGAACGGCACAGATAATCAACTCAGTAGTTTCAAACAGCTGCGTGAACGCCGTATGCGTGGCGGTGCCAGTAACATTCACGGCCACTTATCCTTCCTAAACCGTTGAGCCATGAACAAGGAAGAAATGATAAGCAGGTATGAGGAACTTTACCACAAGATGGTGAATTCCAAAAACCCGAAGAACATGATGATTTTCGGGGAGTCTGAAAGGTGGGTTTTCAGTGAACTTGCTGAAGTCCATCCTGATATGGCTGAAAACTGGCTGTCACACCTTGAAGAAGTATGCTGGAAAAACTACCTTTCAAAGAAAGAGTCTGAAAACATATCCAACAGGACTGCAAACCAGGACGGGACACATGGATTCCACTGGAGCTATGATGTGTTTGAAAAAGCCGTTGAATCTTTAGGAGGTATAAAGGAGGAAAAACCATACTACAATTCATACGCGCTTTACGTTGCGGCCAACGTATGCTACAGCGACCATGCGGAAAGCATCGCCATGGATATGGGAATGAAGAATGCAAGGGAAGTTCCCAATGATAAGATGGCTCTTTCTTGCTACCGGAAGGCGGTAGAGCAGCTGAAGGACGTGGATCACGGATTCAACATAAGGAAGTATTTCAAGGATAAGATGTACGCCAATTCTCCAATGTAGATGAATTGGGAATATATGAATTAAGAGGCGCAGGCGATTTGTTAATTGCTTGTGCCTCTTTTGGTTTTTAATTACATTTGGCAATGAAAGAAAGTATAAAAAAACGTTATGTGATGGACAATGACACAGGCGAATGGATTATTAAGGCAATAGCAGCTCTGGGAGGATGGAAGATTCTTGAATGGATATTTAACTGGAGGGAAAAGAAACGCAAATCCATCGCAGATGTCGTTGCCGTTGAAACGGACCCTCTGATTAAGAGGTACACTGCCATGGAGTCTGAGATGGAAAAACTTAAGACGAAGGTTGACGAGCTTTACAAGAAAGTTCACAAGCTGGAAGTGGAGAAGCTTGAACTCATCAGGAGGAACATGGAACTTGAACTGCAGCTGAAGGAATCGAAATGAAACGAACAAAACCAAAACTGAAATGAACAGGATTATAGGGTACATAAAAAGCCTTATACGCGCAAACACGCTTGACAGCAGCAAATCTTTCGCGATGGTATCCAGCGTGTTTATCGGCTCTTTTCTTGGTATAATACTCGGATTCTGCCTAATATGGGACGTATGCACAAACGGATACATAAAGACGGATTCTGATACTATAATATGTACGCTTGCTGGAATAGGTGCCATGATAACGCTCAGCAGTGCGCCTAAGATTGCAAATGAAATAAAGACTACGACAAAAAAGAATACAGGACATGAGAAAGATTGAAAGAATTTTCGTGCACTGCACAGCAGGGAGTCAGGGCGCGACAGTGAATGACGTAAAGGCCGAATTCAAAAGGAAAGGATGGAAGAATCCTGGATACCACTATCTGGTGGACAAGGACGGTGTTATCAGCCAACTTCTCGACGACAGCAAGGTTAGCAACGGAGTGAAAGGATACAACTCTACCTCAATCAACGTGGCGTACACCGGAGGAATAGACGAGAACGGGAAAGGGACCGACAACAGGACGGATGCGCAGAAAAAGTCATTGAGAAACATCCTGAAGATTCTGCACAAGCGGTATCCTGACGCGAAGATCATGGGGCACCGGGATATCAGCCCGGACCAGAACAAGAACGGGATAGTGGATTCATGGGAAAGGATAAAGGAATGTCCTTGCTTTGACGCGATGGAAGAATACAAAGACTTGTAGTATGGTTGCAGATACTATTGTAATAATACTTATGATAGCCCAACCTGTAAAAAGTCAGGAAAACGGACGGTTCAAGAATGTATTTGAACAAGCAGACAAGAAATTCGAAAAAGAATACAAACTTGAAATAGAAAAGATGAAAAAAGCTTCACAGGAAGCAGCAAAAGAGGCATTCATCGAAACATGGGAAAGAATGAATAAAAAACTTGGGAAATGAAAGCATTGATTTTCATACTGGCCGTACTACTTTACGGATGCGCTTCATCCAAGAAAAGCAGCTCGAATGTATATGAAACAGGAAAAGAGGAAACGTATACTTACATGAACGATTCTTCCTCTACCGTAAAGGTTATGGACATATCCATAAATGAGGTTTCATCAGGAACACTTACTGTTGAACGGGAAGAGACAAAATACTCAGCCCCTGACAGCACCGGCAGACAGCACGTCACTTCCAGCATACGCACCAAGGCTGTTTATGAAGGAAAAACCGGAAAGGTTTCAGAATCTTCCGGAAAGGAAAGTTCTGTATCAACGACGAACATAAGGGATTCTACTTCTTACAAAACAGTATACAGTTCGGAGGAAAAATCAGAAAAGAAAAGCCCGGTTGTGCTAAGGCTTATTGCGATTATTGCAGGAATTGTCGTTTCCGGTTTCATTGTATATTACTTTTTAATAGGTAAGAAAAAATGATGGAAGTAAAAATTGCAATATCAACTGCAGAGATATATGAAGACGTATACGCAGTAACGGCGCATACCGGAAAGGCTATGGAGAATATTGACAGGGTATCTCTTTCAGAGGATGAGATGCTAATCATAGAGCCGTTCATGAAAGAATCCGCATCGGAACTGAGTGACGTGATATCCTCATACGGTACGCTGGAATTCGGAACAGACAGCATTGATGTGAGCCTTTCACTTCCTTCTAACTGGAAGGAGGAAGCAAAGCCGACACTTATACAGTGCATGAAGAACTACATATCCAATTCGATATGCCAGAGATGGTTCGGAATAACGAACAAGGAAGACGTTAAATATTACGCTGACAAGGTGGCCGTAAACTCGAACAACATAATCAAGCTGCTTTGCGAGCGCATAAGACCGAAAAGATAATGGAAGGAAGCAAGATACTTAACTGCGAGATAGTCAAAAGTGAAATCTTCGCAAAGATGAAGGACAGCTCATACTATATCGGAGAGTCCATGAAGTCAGACCCGAGGGCCGTCGAGCTTGCCGCAAAGATACAGGCATCCGACGATGAAGACCCGAAACTGATTGACATCATGTCAAACGCCGTTTCGGTTGTCGCAAACATCATCTCCTCTATGGTAGGAGAAACCAGTTACGAGCAGACGGACGATTCTCTGGTTTTCACTGTAAGGGCAAAGTCGAACGTGCCTGACTACATGGAAAGCCAGCTTTCAGGTTATATAACAAACTACATGTCCACGTATATCCTGTACGGATGGCTTGAGCTTGTGAGCCCAGAAAGCGCAAAGACGTTCAATGAATCACTTTCAAGGCTGGAGAAAGAGATAAGGATTCTGGGTTCCAGAAGAACAAAACCGGAAAGGCCATGAACAAACAAAGGATACTTGACAAGGTATTTACCAAAACCTATTATATAGGCGAGTCGGGAAAATCAAAGGATCCTGACATGAAATACGTACAGGCTTGCAGCGATGATTCAGAAGTGCTCTCGGACTACATGGAATCAGAGATTAACAGGATTTCAGGATACATGAGAAAGAGGCTTGTATCATTCAGCGTTGAAGGTGAAAGCATAATCGTAACCACGAACAGGCCGTGCAGGGATGAAATGGTAAAGGTAGTTGAGAACGCGCTTGAATCCTATCTTGTGGAATACATCGCATGGAAATGGGTTTCTGACAATTATCCAAATATTGCTGACCCGTCAGTAAAAGAAGAAAGGCTCTGGCAGCTGAAGGATGCAATAACCTCGCTTTCTCCTTCAGTGAGAAGAAGGGCCGCCACTATGGGTATATAATCCGGGGAAATCCCCGGATTTTATCTCAATCTGTTGTTGAAGCTTTCAGAATATACGAATTCGATGTAGTCAATCCATACGTCGGTCCTTACACCTCCCACAAGACATACCATGAAGTACTTGTACGGCTTTGTCTTGTTCATTCTCGTTACAAGGTCCCTTATATCCTTCATCATCTCCTTTTTTCCTACCAGAACGAAGTGTTCCGCATCGTTGGATGCGAGAATGTACATTCCCACGTCAGAAAACATATCCTCGCTTTCACCTCGTAGTACAGACTCTCCTCTTATATACAAATCAGAAGAACTCATTCTGGCTATCCCTCTCAATGCTGTCTGCAAAATCCTCTTGTGAGACAGTGTACCCATCTTTATAGGGCGTGTGACAACCGCTATTTTTGAAACGCTCCTGTGCGTGTTGTTGAGGTCAAGAATCTGGTTACCGGTCATGGCCCATGTATAGGGATATGAATTGACGAAATTCTCTATCTGCTGTGAAATCTTGTGCCATTCACCTGTACTGAGTGAATATACGTATGAATACGGGAAATTGCTGTTTGCTACCACAATTTCCTTTTCATCGTAGTTGTATCCTACCTTCGCCCCTTCCAGATAGTCGGGGAACACCGAACTTGATGCCATGTCACCCAATGATGCCACATTTAGAATATTCATGATTACGGGAGATGATATGGTGCATGAAGGAAGGAATCCGTATATCTTTTCCGATATGAGCTGCGTGCTTGCTCCGTCAATCACCATAAGTCCTCTGTCGGTAGAGAATGCCACCATCGTGTCAAGTCCGCATATAGAGTCCGGGTTGTTGCAAACGTCACGTGTGACAGGTGTCTGTGTGGAGTAGGCCACCGTTCCGGAACCAACTGACATGGCATATACTCCGTCCATGGTGAACACATACAAAGGGAACTGACCGAACTGTCCCTGCGACATGGCAATCACATTTGACTGGATCCCGACAATAGGAGTGTTGAACTGGTAGGTCTGTTCTGCCGGGAAAAAGAACGGGTTGTTCACGTTTGAAACTTTTACTATGTTCTTAATTTCTTCCGGTTCATTATCGTATGTGGTAATGATGTTAAAGTCGCTCCAGTTTTCAGTCTTGTCTATGCTTGCGTCTTCAATCGTGTCTTCTCCTGAGACGGGACCGTCATATACATCATAAATATGATATGCAAGGTTAAGTAGTCCATGTGGAGTAAGGTCGTATGTCCTGGATTTTATTTTCCCATTATATTTCATCACTATTGATATCTTATAAGCCCTGTAATCAGGATACATTATATAAGAAGGAAATATTTTAGGAATTTTTGCGCTGAAATGATATTTGGTTACTCTTTTGATTCCATCGCTTGAATTTATATATACATGTATTCCTATTTCACCTGAATCTCCTACTTCACCATTGTCACAGTCATATATGTAATCTTTGTCATACCCATCAAAAAGTTTCTGTAAATAATCAAATACATGAAGCTTTCCGTTATATGAATACATTCTGCTTGGGATTATTACGTTATGTGTTCCAGTATCATCATCAAGAGCTTCACATGTGGCAAGAGAATCACTTGATACATCCTCCTGTGTACTTTTGTACACTCCGTTCAGGCTGAACTGACCTATTTTATAGAAAAGTGAACTTTCAGTCATCAGTTCTTTTGCAGAACGCTGTTCATCATCAGCCCTTAAATCTATGTTGTTCCAGTATATCATGCTTGGAGTTGAAAACACATCTATTGAGGATATTATATCCGACCATAACGAAAGGTCCACTGACTCTATTTCAAAACCAAGACAAAATCCTGCCACGGCAAAATAAACATACTCCTCAATTCTAGACTGAGGAACACCTCCTCCTGCAATCTCCTGTTCACCGGCGTAAATCATTTCGTTGTTCCTTCCCCTGAAAGTTATATTATAAACTCTCTGAGAATTTGGCATTGAAGATTCGAAAGATTCTTCCGTACTGAAATAAATAAGCCTTATAGGAGAATGTTTTGTGTAAGAACCATCAAATAGCCTGAATGCGATACGAACCTCGGTAGCATGGACATAAAATGAATTCTTGTTTAGTTCTGAAACGCATTTCAGGAAATATGCGTACTGGCTCTGATAAAAAGTTTCTGTTTCATCGTCTGTAAGCCCTCTTCCATGGACGAGAGGTGAATCTGATTTAAATCCCTTACATGTGAATTCCTTCTTTATCTTAATTTGAGGAAGTTCTGGAAGACCTCCAAGGTAATTGTATTTGTTCCCCTTATATATCATGTATCTTATTCCTTCGTCCGTCACAATGGATACGGTGTTTCCGATGAAATCAATACTTTTTGCCTTCACATCCGTAGCAAGAATATTTTCGGTGGAAAGATCCTCCGGCATTTCGTACATCTGTCCGGATTCAGTAACACCTATATACCTCTTGGCAATCGTGTGATGGTATATTGAAACGTACTTGTTCTCTGTCTGTTTAAGTAGGATTGGATTTCCGATAGGCTCAATACCAGAGCTTTTTACCCTGGCATTGATAAGTTCCATACATTCCCCGTCAGGACAGATACCGTCGTCCGTGTTCCGGGTTATTCCCTTGAATTGTATCTTTATATTTTCCATAACGGCAAATTAATCTATTATTTATATAAACATGTTGAGTAAATAGTAAATTATCAGTTCAATCAATACATTTTATTTCCGTGCTTATATGGACGCAGTTCATTGTATTTCATCTTATGCTCGATGTGCCAGAATATGTCGATGTTTCTTTCCCTGCAGAAAGCGAATATTTCGTCAAGAACTACTGTTATATCCCATCCCATAATATAATTTGTTATATTATACATGGACTCGGTAAATGTCATTTCGGAATAATTATCCGTATCACTCTCATTGTAATCAAAGTCATCTAAATCGTATCCTGTCACCCCAGCATAATCAAATAACCTGATACAGGCATCCGCAAGTTCTTCCTCAACGGTACCTCATAGGCAAATATAAAACCATTCTTTTTTGGTATCTGCTTTTCTTTCTATTAATGGGTCTTTTCCGAAGCTCATGATTCCTCCACAATTAAATGATTATGTATTTCGTTTATTTCAACTATTTCGATTCCATGCAACGACCATCCAAGTTCGCACATGATTTTCTTCATCTTCCATCCATCTCTTTTATTACAATAATTAACTCCAATATCTCTTGAAATTCTTTCCAATGCGTTTTGGTATAGAGTTGAATGTGTATTAAGCATATTTTTTTTCCAGTAAACTTGTTCTTCTGTTCTGTATGCCAATTCATACTCTTCGCGAAATTCCACTCCTTTCGCGATAAATTTAACCGAGAAATTCCCTTTTAGTAACATAGTTATAAATCCTTCATAAAACAAATCCAATGGGTATTAGAGCGTTTTCCTGATATATGACCGAACACAGGTTTTTCAGGTGTCAACTTCAAAATCTCAGAAACTTTTATATCTGTCTCATTCCACTTAAAAATAAGAAATCCACCTGATTTTAATACCCTGAAGCACTCTTTAAAACCTTTTGAAAGCATATCGCGCCAATCGGAATATAACGCTCCATATTTAATTTGCTGGTAACCAGTCGGCATAGCTTTTTCGCTAAGGCAACCATACATATCAACCATTTTAGATTTCTTTCCCCGACTATAAACTAAGTGCGGTGGGTCAAATACAACCATAGAAAATGTACCATCTTCGTATGGCATGTTAGTAAAATCACATTGAACGTCAGGGTTTACTTAAAAAATCCTACCATCACAAAGAGTTGTCTTTATTTTGCGAATATCTTGAAATAATACTCTTTCGTCTGATTTATCAAAATAAAACATCTTTCCACCACAGCAAGCATCTAATATTGGTTTCATAATCAGTCCTCCAATAATTCAGGGTTATCATATACATTACCTATCACTTCAAAGCATCTTTCAACGTCATAAATACCCATATCATAAGCTGGCTTAGTAGGAGTGACAAATACAAGAATATAAGAAGCACTACGTTCGGAAAATAAAACTTTGCATGTATGATTCCCGTTTATATGTTTCAGTATGTCACCTTCGTATATTTCTTTACCGTTCTTGTCGTGCCTTCCTGTAAACTGACAGACAGTTTTCTCATAAACACTAACCGGGAATAATGTCATTCCATCGTTGTGTATAACTCCAAAAGCCCATTCTGAATTGTCAATAGATTTTGCTCTGAATTTTATTTCTCTTTTCATGTTCAATCCTCCACTTCTTTAAAAATTACGTCCTGTTTATCATTTCTGTCTCCAATAAGGCAGTTACCAGTCAAACGATAATAATCTGAACATTTCCCTTCAAGTCGTGTTATGTAGCATCCTTCACATGAATTCCATTTATAACTTTTTTCAACTCTCAGTTTTACATTACCAAGCTGAAATACTTCTCCAATTTTTCGTTCTTTCTTTGACATAATACTCACTCCTTATTTGGTGTTAAATCTTTGATGTATGCCCATATCAAAATTCTATACAACGAGCATACAGTAATCCATTGTTCTTTAGTTTTATTGAAGTATCCTTTCCGTAATACTCCGCCTGATCCATTCCTGTCAATATACAATATAGGTTCATCGGGTAGTTCAGGATCAACTGAGTTATCATGCCACACACTGTTTATTCTCCACTGTGCGGCATCAGCAAAAGTGAGCATGAATAAAAGTGCAAGTCTATTATTATATTCACCATGGGAGTTCATTATAGCTTTAACCCTTCTGGCAGCTTCTTCTGATATTTCACTGTTCGTCATATTTACTCAGATTTAGAATTCTTGAAAATCTCTTTTATTTGTTCCGCTACATTTTGGGCGGCTTCGGGCGTTCGGAAGTAATTACCGACTTCATACAAGTTGTTGTCGATTCTTTGAAAAATATCATAATTCTTCATTACATTGGCAAGGGAGCCAATACAATAAAAAACGCCGCCTGGTTTTTCATTTCTCCACCTAATATCTTCAAGATGTTTTGTTTCGTGATTCCACCGCTTGTGACATTCCTTTTCAAGTCTTTCAAGAAAATCTGATTTTTCTTCTGGTGTAGCGAAACGACAACCTTCTTTTAGTGTCCAGTTATCGCTGAATCCTAAATAAATATCTTTCAGTAATATTCTCACTCCACAATAGGAGCTGTATACAAGATTACTACACGGTTTTTTATCGCTATAAATAAATATATTCCCATCTTTGCTAATCAAGAAATCACCATCTTTAGGGTTAAATACATCTTCCAGGCACTTCTTTTCTTCGTTCCACTTCTTCCCACATTCTTTTTCAAGTCGAGATAGAAAAGCTGATTTTTCTTCGGGTGTAGAGAAACGGCAACCTTTTGCAGATACTTTTAAATAGGCTCTTCTATTATCAACTACTATTGAATCTATGTTTACACCTAAAATAGCGAAACCGCAATAGAAATGTGGGTTATGCCATCCGTTATACAATAATATACTGCCATTTTTTGCTACTATAACGTCTCCAGCTTCAGGCTCAAAATGACGATTAAACTCAACATCAACAACAACTTTCCCGTTCTCAACACGAGCAATAACACACTCAACTTCCTTTTCTTTCGGAAGCGTAAATTTGTAAGTCTTTTTCATATCATATTTTTTAATGATTCAAGTATTGCGTCGTTTAAGCATTGCTCATACTTTAAGTAGTATTCTTTAGATTTTCTACATTTACTTGACTTTTCCAATAGGTCAAAGTATGTTGCAATTCTATACCCATATTCTATCACATCGTACTTATTGCTGTAGTGTGGTATTATTTCAATAAATATACCTTTCTTTCTCAAAAATTTGGCAGCTTCGTATAAAGTAGGTGCTCCAGCCCTATATCCATTGTCTTTATTTCTAAAATCGTGGTTGGGTGCAACCTCAAAACATTCTTCTTCGTTCATATCATCCCAATTCAAATGATAGTATGCACCGTAATACTCATTAAATCCTTTTTCTTTCAGCAACTTCGCCACTTCAAGCGAAACGTAATCTTCTTTACTCATGGTTTTATGCTTTATTCCTTTTTTCTAATTCCTCATTTAATTTTTCGTATTGAGTCTTGCTTGTTTTCTCAATGTTAATGATATAACCTTTTGGGCACCTACTGAAAAATAAGCAAAAATCAAACTCATCTTCTTTTGTATGTTGTGTTCCATATCCTATAGTGATATTACCATTCAGACCATCTATATACGTGAAAATCCAATAGTGCGTTTTCTTCTTCTCCGGCTTACTACCATCGTATAAAATCCAAACGAAAAACAGCCCTGAAAGTGAATAGTACACCCAAGATGGAAGGTAAACGTAAATCAATGCTAATGAAGTTAGAACTCCAATCATTACAAGAAGTATAATAAACATCTTCTTAATTCGTTCTTTCATTTTGTTTCTCCTTTCTTTTTATTGTTTTCATTCATTCTCTGGTGGATCATAGTCTTTACTTCATTCAGTGCCGGAAGATGTTCCTGAACTTCTTCCCAGCTTGAATCACCGATGAAGTTGTCAAGCTGCCTGTATAACTCATCCAGCTTTTCGTTTGTAAGCGTGTGCCTTATCTCTTCCATATCTTCCAGCGTTTACGTTTAGTTTTAGCTTCAATTTTATTCTCCGTTTCTAATAATTGATCCTTAAGAGAATCATTCTCTTTTATCAAATCTGATATTTTTTTACTTTGTTCTTCAACTAAAAGTTTAAGTCTTTCAGTATTTCTTCTTTCTCTTTTTTCAAATGCTTCAAACAGGTTATTTGATTTCCATTGAGATACAAATAAATTTACTCCATACCAGCTATTCCCGATTAAGTCAATAAAAAAATCTTCTTTTTCTTTTAATTTTTTTTCTACCTCATCGTTTACTCTATCATTAAATTCTTGCTCGCTTCTATCTCTTTGAGCCGCCTTTGCTCTCAATTCTTCAAATTCTGACAAAGGCATTGTGATTGTTTTAGTTTCCTTTTCCATATCTTTAAATTTTTGCATGTTTCAAATAAGTCAGAAAGGACTTCATTGCTAATAATATACCTGTCATTCTTATGCAACTTTTCTTTTTCTTATAATCTCCTTACAGATAGCCTCACAAAGCACACGGGCCATGTTCACCTCCACGGCGTTGCCGATGAACTTCTTCTGGTCTGACTGGGGGCCAATCAGTACATAGTCTTCAGGGAAACCCATTATCTTCTTAAGTTCTGCTATCCGAAGCATACGCATTTTTATGTCAATGATGCCATACAAAGCCATAAACTCCTTAATCTTGATTGTCATCGGACTGTCATCAGGTGTAACCTGTATGCCGATACCTCCTTCAACCTCTACCAGATAAGGCGGCATTTTGTCCATGCGGGCTATAAGTGTGAAACAAGGGTTGTTCACAGAACCTCCGGCACTGGCAAACTGCGGATTCATAAGGTAATGCCATTTACGGTTGGCCGTGATTGTTTGTGACGGCTGTTCTATGCTGCTTCCTACATTTGAGAAAGCTGTGTTCATTATCCACGGCTTGCAGCTTACCACATTGAACTTCGGAACCGTGGTTACTGTACCAACTGGCAGCTCAATAGATGTCGGTTTCCCGGTACCATACTGGTTATCTATGAAAACAGAATTTACCAATGCCAACCTATCTTTTGTTGTTACCGTAGGGGCTGGAAGTTCTACAGAATGGTTATGACCATTCCCGTAATAGGCTGAGACGAAAGCGTGGTGGTCTTTACAGGTGATAGTTCCGGCAGGGCTTTCCACAGATATGTTCTTGCTATCCGGCTGGCCGCTGAATTGCTTGGAGAGGAAGTTTACCTTAGCTAAAGCCAACCGTCCTTGTGTTGCCACAACCGGACATGGCTCGTCAACGCTGGGCGCCTGGTATTTCCCCGTTCGGCTCATAGAGTTGTACTTTACAATAAAAGCCTCCTTACCTCCAGCCACGAACTTAATCAGTCCGGCATAGATGCGTTCAAGAGTTTTCTCTGCCAGCGGCTTCTTCCTGCAGAAGATACTTTCTCCCTCATCGGAGAAGTCCAGCACATCCTTAACAGGCTTCCACTTCTCCAGCCGACCGAACATATCGTTTTTTCCATCCTTGCAGTGTGTCGGTTCTGGGAATACGATAGGGAGTCCACGTTTGGCGAAGATACAGAAGAACCGCTTACGGGTAGTATAAGCACCATAATCAGCAGCGTTCAGAATACGCCAATCGAAGTCATATCCGTATCGCTTAACATTCCGTTTCCATTTCTCATAGCAACGACCCTTATCCCTGCTAATTGGATGCCCATGTTCGTCCATATCTCCCCAGCTCATGAACTCCTCTACGTTCTCTATCTGTATATAGTCAGGGTTAATGGCTTCGATGTAGCGGAACAGATGCTCAGCCAGTGTCCGGCTGTCAGCTTCCCGTGGCTGTCCGCCTTTGGCCTTACTGAAATTCGTACATTCAAGGCTGGCCCACAGCACAACCAGTGCATCCGGATAAATCTTCTTCATTCGTTCCACATGGGCCACCAAGGGGGACAGTTCCAGTGTTCTGATGTCCTCCGTGAAGTGCAGCGCATCCGGGTGGTTGGCCGCATGGCTGGCGATGGCGTTTGCATCGTGGTTTACACATGCTATCACTTTAGCACACTGTTCATCTGCGTAGCGTGCATTTTCTACTCCGGTACTTGTTCCACCGGCACCGCAGAAAAGGTCAACATAAAGCAGCTTAATCATATCAATTAAATTTCTTTTCAAAGTGACTACAAATTACATTACAGATTATTGAAAATTAATATTCCTATTTTCATACGGGTTATAAGGTAAGTCATTAACTGATATTGCTTTCCCTTTAGGAATAAGCGAAAGCACGTCAGAATACTCTGCCGGGCCAAACTTCATCTCACACCGAATGTTCCCTTCATTATCTGATACGAAATCAAATGGGGAGAAAGAAGGATTAGGATAAAGAACCGGCTTCACTTTGGAGAATGGCAGATAAACAGATTCGCCTGAATTACCTTTCAGCTCGACCATCCCGTCGCGCGAAACGCTTTCAAGTGAAAGCAACCCGTATTCATCAGAGAAAACAACAAGTCCAAAGGCCAACCTCGCGCCCATGAACGAAAGCAATTCGTCTATCATATCTTGTCAAACTGTTTTTGAAGTTCATACTTGAAGAAGTTTCTCATCGTAGAATAATCTCCTTTTGAAAATGTAAGTGCATTAACAAACGCCTTCATGCAGGCAGAATAGCACTTCTCTTTCATTCTTTCCGATTCCTTGATTATTTTGGACTGCTCCATCATGCTGGATGCCTGAAGGGAATTGTCAATCATCTTCTCGCAGCTTGCAAAACATTCATTCACATCAGCATACTTCTTCTTGTCACTATGAAATATGCTTCCCTTACTGTCTATGATGAATATTCTTACACCTTCTCCCTTCTTTATGATTACGGCAATGTCAAATCCCTTGTATTCCTTCTGGAACCCTTTTCCACCGATATTCATCGGAAATTCTGTACTTTTTATCATATTCTTCTGCTCCCTCCTAAGAGCGGTATTACGTTGAAACTCTTGAACCGGTCTATAAGCCGGTTACCAAACCTTTTTTTGAAGTCCTCCACCGAAAGATTGCTCGTGATGTGATACTTCTTGAAATGGGACTGGTATATCTCGTATCTGGCATACAGGAATTCGTCTATCACGCTGTCAAGGGAAGTCCCGTAGCTTTTCTGGTTCTCCGTCTCCAGTCCTATATCATTCAGGCAGATGTTGAACGGATTTCCATCTATACCCTTCCCTTCCTCCTCATTGTAGGTGTACCGGTCTATGTGTCCTTTCATCTTGTAGTAGTTCATCATTTGTGTTACGGAAAGGTTATAGAACATGTTAGGATTCCTCGTAAGTCTCAGATAGTCTGAAAAAATCTGCATAAGAAGCGTTTTCCCGGTTCCGGGGCTTCCAAGAATCATCAGGTTCTTGTGTACCTTGTATTCTTCGTCCGGGAATACATTCTCAGCAAGCTTGCAGTTGTTGAAGTAGTAGACCAGAAACTTGATAACGTCTATGTTATAACTGTCAACGATAAACTCCCTGAATTCCCTTCCCATGTACGCCGCCCCAATCTGCTCTATCATGGCGCAGTGACGGTCGAATTCCTCGAAGTCCGTCAGGTCGTATTCAGAAGTGTCCTGAATATATTTTTTCATCCGGTTTACCAGATTGTATATCTGGCTTCCGGTAAGATGGTTTGTTTCTTCCATTGTATTCCTCCATTCCCTGATTCTTCCACCACCAGAAGAACCTCCTTTTTGCATCATCCACTGTGAGAACAGACTGCTCCTGACCGGTAGCGGTAATGTAGTCAAAAAACTTTCTTATCTGTTCTCCAATTATTTTCAGGAAATTTCCTGCACCGATTCCGGATTGCCGGCACATCTGCTCCTTCCACAGATTGTCTCCCATGAGACTTTGAGAAATATCTGAAAGGGAAAGGACAGGGGAGAGGGATTCCTTTTTATGCGAATCCCTCTTGCTTATCCCTCCTTTTCGTCCTGCGTCGGCCCTCTTGCGGCATACTTCCCTGTACTTCTCGTTGTCCCTGTCCATTGAGGCACGTATCTGTGAGAAGCACACCCTTACAAGAGAATCCGTGAGGAACTCCTCATACTCTGTGTTGTTCTCGTCATGTACGTGCTTCTGGTAAAGTACGATTGCCCTGAGAAGTCTGCCGGCCTGTGCGTCGGAAAGCTCGCTTATTATCTCAAGTGAATCGGTGTACAGCAAGAATGAGTTGCGTTTCATGTCATGTCATTTAAATAATCTTTAACCTCTCTGATAAAGTCGTCAAGTGACCGGCATAGAGCGTACTTGTTCCCCTGCCTGACAGCCTCGCGCTCCCATTCCTTCTGCGATTCGCTCTGCTTTCCCGAGCTGGTTTTCATTTCTATGCAAAGCGCGCCGTAGTGCCGGTTGCTTTTAAGAAGTATCAGGTCCGCAACACCTGGAAGCATCCCTTCATCCTTCATGTACTTTCCATTCCTTGACGACCTTCTGGCTGCGTTGGGAATGGCGAAAAGTACGTAACTGATGGAAGGATACTGCATACGGAACCACTTCACGCACGCGCACTGTATGCGGTGTTCCTCGTCGTCATGTGTTTTTGAAACCCTCTTCGACTTGATCAGATCCGATATGCTAATCTTCTTCCGTTGCATAGGCTATACTGAACTCTTTAGGTATGTACTGATTGATAGGAATGATGGTTGACTGTTCGATGGATGCGTGTATGCACTTTCTTTCGAATCCTCTGTTCTTTTCCTTGCATTCTTTTTCCAGCCTGTCCTGCTCTTCGTTCAGGTATCTGTTGATAAGCATTATCGCACGTTCAGCGGTATAGGTCTGTACGACAAACTGATTGTTTGTCTCTTCCTTGTCCTCGTCCTTTCCTTCTGAATTGATTATGATTCGTGCGTCAATGTTGTAGAATTTGGATTCAGGAATGTCGGCCTTGTCCTCTCCGAATATCTCCTTTATTTCCTCGTCAGAATAAAGTTCGGAGTTCTCCATCACAAGTTTCCCAAGTTCGTCAAGAGGAGTGATTGAAAGTTTGTCCACCAGAATCACACAGCAGTCTAACTCCTTAATCTGTGTGATGCGGAAACTTCCCTTGTAGTTCAGTTCGGTAAAGTCCTTCACAATTTCCCTTGCCTGTTCTATTGACTGTGCCTTCAGGATAAATTTCTTCTTTTTAGCTTCGCATAGTACCTGCGCCATGTAGGGAATGAAATTGTCTGTTTTCATCTCGAATGCCATACGACGCTGGTTGGACACTTCCACATCCTGAATGGAACCTTCCTGCATGTAGGAATTGATTTTGGATATTTCCTCCTGACCAAGGTAGGTGCCGGCCTCAAATATTATTTCGTGACGGTCAATGTTCACCAATTCCCCTGTATCTTGGTCCGCAAATGATTCGCTCCACGTTCTTTGCAGCGATTTCACCAGGAACTTTCCCATCATCTTCTTTAGGTCGCTTGTTACATATCTTACCTCATCTTTCCTAGTTTCTACCTTCACTTCGTTTTTTTTCTTTGCCATATCATTTGTTTTTTTTGTTAATATCTACTAATTCACCATTTTGTAATATATACCATGTATCTGGCTTTATATTGATTCCATCAACTACCACTGCTTTCCATGATTTTATTTCAAAATTTTCTTCCTCTTCTTCTGCAATTACCAATATTGCTCCCATTCCTCCTTTTACTTTCACTCCATTTCCACGAGCAACTGCAAGACCATTTTCTCCTACAGATGATGCACCTCTTGATGTGGCCGCACCACTATCACCAGCAGTGGCCGCACCATAAGAACCAGCAGTGGCCGCACCACGATAACCTGCAGTGGCCGCACCACGATAACCTGCAGTGGCCGCACCATAAGAACCAGCAGTGGCCGCACCACGATAACCTGCAGTGGCCGCACCACTATCACCAGCAGTGGCCGCACCATAAGAACCTGCAGTGGCCGCTTTTCCTTCTTCGGCATTATGTTTGTTTGTACATCTCTTTTTCGTGTACTCTATTGCAGCTTTCACTATCCCTGCTATTCCAATTTCCGCCTTAATCTTCAAATCAGAAACGGCAATCTTTGTGTCTCCGCTATCATTTGATATAGAACCTGAACCCTCTACTTCACAAAAACGGCTATTGGCTGGGGGATAATACCCGAACACATCAAGCGGATACTTACAATAATGTAATCCTGATTCACATGCCTGTATATTCCCATCCTCATGATAATCCTTTCCAACCTCATATTGGAATCCACGGCATTGCATATTTTCATTAAACCCCTTGAATCCTGGTATGTGTGTAAATTCTTCTGGAATAATCACATTTTCAGGAATATCCCGACAATTAACTACCGTAGCAATGTCCGACAACTCATATCCGGCAATTCCGCAACCTATCTTGGTCATATAAAATGTATTTTCCGGATGTTGGTCTGCATATTCATAAAATCTCCTTATAGATTTTTCCAAATCTGTTAAGTTGATACGTTCCATCTCCTTATCCAGCGTTGGAATAGCATACGACTGTCCTTGAATCCCTTCTGGATTCCCCATTTCTGCACCGAATTTCTGTACAGCCAAATAAGCTGCACCACCGGCATGATTACCATTCAGATTTGAACCGAAAACAAATACCTCGTTTTCTTTAAGTTTTGTTATATTTTCTGGTGTATATTTCATCATAATAAAATTTTATTCATTTGTATTTATTGATTGTTTTCATTATGGTTTCAACAGGGAGTGCCACTTCTGTTGTAGTTTTATCTTCATATCCCTTTATGTATTCGTATGCTTCTGGAAATGCTTCCTTAACTTTCTTTGAATTCCGTAGAGATAGGAGAGTATTCACTATAGAATTGTATGTCCTGCTCTTTTCATCCCTAAGTTCTTCTATCCTTTCCTGTAGCACTGACACCTTTTCTGATTCTTCTGCAGTACACGGAACATTCAATCCACCTCCGCCAGAACTTACAGGAAGCCATTCTTTAATTTCTACCCTTGTAACCTGTGAACCGTTTACGATGTATACGCCCCTTGTTTGATAAAAGAATCTTGGATACTTAATGAAAGTATCATATACCTGTTCAGGGATGCCTCTTACTGCTATATCTTTCACTATATCATTAAGCATATCATGTTCATTGCTGATACTTTCAGCTATAGGTTTTACCATTTTTGTTGCGACCTGTTCTGCTATTGCTTTTTTTATGTTCATAATTAATAAATTTAGAATTCAATTTTTTGTTGCATCACTTCGTCCGCATAAAACTGTTTATGAGACTTTTTACTTATCCACCATTTAAATGCCATTTCAGGGTCTGAAAAATATATTTTATTTTTCCACTTGTTTTTAATAAGCCATTCAATCGTTTTTATCCAGTTCCTTGCAACATGAGGATACAACTTAATTTCTTTTACATTCTGCTTGTAGTTAGACATGGGACACATAATACAACCTATTCTTCTATATCCCTTGTCGTACAGTTCACAGTGTGGTATATTCATTCTATTAAGGTAATCCCATACATCCTTTTCAGTCCAGTGAAGAATCGGAGAAACGAGTATTTTATCCTTTCCTCCAACGCATGTCACCATCTTCTCTTTATGTTCACTCCATTGGTCAAACGTACCTGAAAACTTACGGTCTCCTGTCTCTATTTCGTTTCTTCTTGACCTTCTTACGCTTTCAGATTTTCGTATTCCAATTAGGGTTACTTTCCCTACTCCAGACATTTCCTTGAACTCTTCGCAGCACCATCTAACTAATCTTGTTGGAAGCACTCCTTTCTTCTTAGCCATGTCATATATGCTCATACGTGGTTTTATCAATTCCACATCCGGATAGTTATTTTTTACGAAACGTATCAATTCAGGTGGGTCCACGCTTGTAAGGTTCATGTGAGCCTTGAATTTCACCCCCCCCTGTACGGCAATGTGATAGAGAGCCTGAGAATCTTTACCACCCGAAAATGCAAGATAAAATCCGTTTTCGGGGTCCATTCTCAAGGCCATCTCTTCACTCTTGCGAAGAAGGTTGATAGAATATTCTATTTTTTCATCTAATGTCATATATCCTGAAATATCTGTGTGCCGCGCATTCGTCATGCTTCAGCACGATGTTGTACAATTCTTTCTGCTGCATCCGGAAATCAATGTCATTGTCATACAGACGGTGATGTTCGCGGCACATAGGCACCACGTTCCATCTTGCCGTATAGTATTCCGGATACATTGAACGGGGAAGGAGATGGGCCGGGTCAACGGCTTCACGTCCGCAGATGCAGCACCTTTCAGGAAGCTCCTTCCTTATTCTCTCCATTTCCCTGTTCAGCTTCGACTGGTTTTTGCTTACCATTCTTAGTTTTACCTTCCGAAGCGGAGATTTTCTCCGCAATGGTGTTTTTCTTTCTTTCATGGTTCATACTGTTTTCACGTAAATACTCTTTCAATGCTTTCCGGTATGTTCGGGAAAGGTTGTATCCCCGGTTGTTGTCAGGGAACAACGAAATCACATATTCAAGGCATTCAAGTATCGCCTCCCTGCTCTTCCTGCTTGTCATTTAGAATCATATTAACAAGTTCGTCAAAGTAACATTCATCCTTTGGTATGTCGTCAGAGGATGCCGTTATCCGGTTGGCAATGCTCCGTTTCTTCTGTATAAGTCCGTATATCCTGCTGTCGATGCTTCCCTGTCCGAGCGCATTGTACACGGTTACATTGTCTTTCTGCCCGATGCGGTGGCACCGGTCCTCGCACTGTACCAGATCGGCGTAAGTCCAGGGCTGTTCGATGAACAGAACCGTAGAGGAAGCCGTCAGCGTTATTCCCACACCTGCCGCCTTTATGGAGCAGATGATTACCTGCACCTCCGGACGTGTCTGGAACACGTCGACCGCAGCCTGCTTCTGTACGAAGTCCTGCCGGCCGGTAACCATTACTGAATCCGGGAAAGCCTTCTTTATGGTATCCACTATGGCATGGGATGAACAGAATATGACTATTTTCCTGCCGGTGGATACGAAATCATGCACGAAGTCTATCACCGGTTCCACCTTGCACAACGCGACAAGACTTCTAAGTTCCATGAACTGGACCAGCGCCTTGTTGCGCATCTTGGCCCGTGCCTGTCCTTCGGTGCATGACCTGTATGTCATTAGATATTCTTTCAGGTTCTCTTCCGCCATCTTGTAGGCTTCGTAATACTCTCTGGGAGATTCCTTTTCGATGTCGATGTAGATGTCAACCCTCGTCTTGTCGGGAAGCTGCGTGAGTACGTCCTTCTTCTCGCGCCTTACAAGGCAGGTCTCGTACAGCTTTTGTGAAAGCTCTTCAAGATTGTCTCCGTCTCCATACCGTGCAAGGAAATAGGAGTTTCCCCCGAAGTCCTTCAGTCGGTCCATGATGGCAAGCTGGGATATAAGGTCACGAGGACGGTTCACAACAGGTGTCCCTGTCAGTTCCATCACGTACTGTTTCCCGTGTGCTATTCCGGCAATAAACTTGGACTGCTGCGCCCCCGGATCCTTGCAACGGTGGCTTTCGTCGATTATCACTGACTTGAAAAGGCTGATGAAAGGATTGAACACTATATCTTTCAGCCGGTCTCCCTTACGGTATTTCCACACGAAGAACTTCCGAAGGCTTTCGTAATTGCAGATGCAGACGTCCGCAGTCTTCATTTGAAGGAGATAACCCCATGTGGATTTCACACTGTCATTCAGTATCAGAGCCTCCACGCCGGCGAATTTCTCAAACTCCCTTTTCCAGTTAATCTTAAGTGAAGAAGGACAGATAACCAAGGCGGGATAGGCACCGGCGGTGTTCACTATTCCGATGGACTGCGCCGTTTTCCCAAGGCCCGGGGCGTCTCCGAGAAAAAGCCGTTTCCATTCAAGTCCTTTCTCAATTCCTTCCTTCTGGTATTCGTATGGTTTTATGTTAAGTTTTACAGGAACTTCCATATCTCCTCCTCGATTTGTTCGTTGGTAACTCCTTTGAGATAGTTTTTTAGGATGTAGTTAACGGAGTTTTTGTAGAATTTCTCAAACTCCGTCTCGTCCATCCTGTCAAAAGCGATTGACTTCGGTATAATCACGGACTGGTTACCATAGTGTGACACTTCGTAAAGTCCAAGGTCGACCTTGAGACGTGTCCGAAGGTCCTCAACGGAATGTACGTTCAGTGAATTCTCCAGCCATTCCGGAAAGTTCTCGTAAGTCAGCTTGAGAAGCGCAAAGAACTTCTTGTGAAACTCGTAGTTCCTCTTCTGTCCGCACTCGACAAGCACGTCCGTATTCCTTTTAAGGGCCTTGAACTCCTCGCGGTCACTTTCATATTTAGGAACCAGTCCGTTTTCCGTAACAACACATAGAATTTTCATGTCACAAACAAATAATATTTGAACGCCAGTTCGTTGTATTTCTCGAATCCACGGTTGTAGATTTTATCACCCCGTTCGATAAACTTCTTGAACACCTTGCAGTTCTTCTTGCTTATGGCATATATGAAGTCCCTGCTGGAGCCGGCAATATCCATGTACCACGCACGGCTTCTGTCCCAGTCGAAGAAATCGACCGCTTCATCGAACTGTGACTGTGACTCCGCGAAAGTAGTCTTCAAGTCTCCTCCGAATCCTACCGAAGAAAGGAACCAGTCCCACTTGCACCGGGTTGGAAGCATGTACTTGAATCCAAGGTAGTCAAACTCCCTTTCCCTTACCATGAACTTCTGCGTGTCGGAGTTTTTCAGCACGTATGCCAGAAACTGGTCTTTCCTTGATTCAATAAGAAGTGACTTGTGCATTTCCCTGGCAAGTTCGAAATCATCTTCGGTGTATTTCACATCATCCACGGTGAGCTGGTAATAATTGACCCTTGACGGCTCGGTAATCATCGCATCCACAAGGGACCCGAAGGCGAATATCTTTTCCTTATCCCCGAACTGGAGCCGGGGATAAAGAAGATTTTTCAGTTCCGTAAGATCCGAATTGCTCACCTCATTTCGGTTGTAATAGCTGTCAGGATTCATTTCGCCTTTATTTCGTCCACGTATTCGATGTTGTCAGACTTGATGAAGTCGTTTTTCTGATTTGCCGCTTTCTCCACAAATGCAATCTGCTTCTTGAACACCTTCTCAAGTTCTTCCTTAGTGAGATACTGTCCTTCACCTATCCACCAGTAGTTGAAAAGGTCGGCGTAACCTTTTGGGTTCCTTACACGTACCATCTTCTTGACCTTCACCTTCTTCTGTGGTACGGATACCGTGCTGGCCGCAGTGGCGAAGAGGGATTCAACGCTTTCCTGGCTCTTCTTCAATTCCTCTTCCTGTTTTTTTCGTTCTTCCTCGGCCTTTCTCTCTTTTTCCTTTCTTTCCTGTTCCTCTTTTTCCTTTCGCTTCATTTCTGCCTCACGAACTGCAGCGACTTGCGCGTCCACCTTCTTCTGTCGCTCGATTGCCTGAAGCTCGTTGTACTTCGACGGTAAAAGCTGCATGATGGAATCCTTCTGTGACTGAACATCAAACTCGTACTGCTTCATCAGCGCATTTCCCTTTTCAAGTGCTTTCTTTTGTATGGCTTTGACTTCTTCCATGCTGAGAGAAGATGGAAGCATTACTCCGAAAGTGTATCCGGAGATATCCTTTACCGGGAACTTGCAGTCGAAGGAATCAATCTGCGCGGACACCTCGTCGAAGTTAGAGTAGGTAAGCGAGGAATTGAGTGATATAAGACGGTTGATGGCCTGATTGGTGCGCTGGTTGAAGAATCCGTATATCTCCTTCTCGCATGCTTCAAGATAAGAAGCCTTGTCTCTCTCAACCTGGGCAATCCTTTCGGCTTCCCTTCTTCTTCTTTCCTCTTCCTCGTACTTCTTTCTGGCGTACTGGTCGCGCAGCTTCTGTGCCTTGTTGGAAGGTGTTCCGGCAACCTTCGGGTCGATTGCTGTCTCCAGCTGAGTGAACCCTGACCGGATTCTGTCGAAAAGCTGGGTTACAGGCTTTCTCCTATCGTTCATCAGCGCAACCGTCTTGCGCGTCTTGTCGATGTAGTTCTCAAGGCTTTTGTCGACATCATCGTTCATTCCCTGCTCGGCAATCGCGAGCAGTCTGTTTCCGTAGTCTATACATGACTTAGAAGAATTCTGGTTCTTCGCAATCGCATCGAGGGCAATCTGTGATATTTCCCCGATTTCATTCTGTCTGATAAGCTGATTTTCCATGTCGTATGATTTTAGAATGTTTCGTTTTCATCTTCTACCGTGACACCCTTGGCCACTTCGTTGAGCTCAGGCCCGAACGTCTGTTTCTCTTCTTCCTGTACTCCGTACACTTCGTCCTTGAGCACTGATTCCGGTTCCGGGTCTTCCGACTGCAGTACAGTGCTTTTTCCTACCTTGATTTTCGGGTAAGTCTTGAAAGCATGCTTGATGGTCTTAGCAATAAGAAAGCCGGTATCAATCTGTCCTTCATTGGATGTGTACAGCTCATTCGCATTGTATTCGTACTTTCTTTCCCTCTCATTCCATTTTTTGTTTGCCTTTGAGGAATAACCCTTCAATCGTTCAATCTCTTCTTCAAGGAGCCAGGAATAATCTACAGAGTGGTCCGGCCTTACCAGACGTATGAAACACCCGATAACCTGGTGTCCTTTGTGCGGGAGATGGCACTTGTATTCCACGTTCTTCTTTTCTCCGCTCACCGAACAGGAGAACTCGTCGTTGTCATATACCACAATCGGATTGTCCGCGTAGAGAATATGGCCGATTGAGGTTCGGATAACAAGTTCTCCGTATCCGGATATCTTCAGGTTGCATCGTCCTTCGTAGATATCCTTTCCATCGTTTCCCTTTCCGACGTTTACCGCTCTCGGAATCAGGTAAGCCATTGCCTGTGTACCTGGTTCAACGGAAAGATTATACACTGCAAGGTCTATCAGGCTGGTGTAGACCGAAAAAGCGGTGCATTTCTTGAGTGAGCTGCTGTCTGCGATTATCCGCTTGAAATTCTGACTTTCCCTCTCGAAGAAAGCCTCACCTCCCTGGCCGTGCATCATGTTGTAGACTTCCACAACCTTTTCCATCACCGTTTCGGAGTCCAGAATGTTTTCCGCATTGTACTTCTGAAACTCGCTTAATTTCATTGATACGTTACTCATGATTTTCTGTTTTTTGGTTCAACAAAAATGATTTCAGCTGGTCCTGCTTCTTTTCGTCCAGAACTACGATTTTCTCGTCATAAATTGTTCCTTCCTCCGGTCTTAAAATGATCAGGAGGTTCCCGTGATTGTCGCTGCCGACAAGCATGATTGTTTCTTTTTCTTCCATATAATTTTTATTTTAAGTGAATAAAATTTTATCCTGTATAAAAAAAGCCTGCCGGAAAATCCGGCAAGCTGAAAATTCTTTGGGGGAAATATAAAGGGGGTTATATATATCAATATATTATATATCACTATCACTATCAGGGGGGCTTTTGCTAGCAATTGCTAGCATTTGCTACAAATAAAAATATATTAAACTGAAAATCAACATATTATAATTGTTAATATATTTGAAATTTCAATCTGTTTTTGATTTTGTATTTGGCAAATGTTGGCATTTGCTAGCAAATGTGGCAAATGCTAGCAAATGATAGCAAATGGTAGCATTTGCTACAAAACCTTGTGATTAGTGTATATGTTCCCCATTTAGCGGACGTCTTTTAAAAAAAATCCGCTATTGATTTCTCGCATCCATTTTTTAACTGTCCATTACGTTTCAAGCTCGCAGCCATTGTCTTTTGAGCCATATTGCGTGACATATTGCGTGACATATTGCGTGACTATATTGCCAGGTCTTTCTGCCGTCCTTTCACAGTGCACACTTCCTAAGAAGCCGCCGCCAGTCAATACTCAGATTACGCATCAACCCGATACTCATTTCCCGCTCATTCACCACTCATTCACCACTCATGCGTCAATCAAATGCCCTGGCGTCTCCGCGCATGGGTCCAATTAAAAAATGAAATTGATGTGGCCGATACGGGACTCGAACCCGTTCACCTTTCGGTGGACCCCTTCGGAATATCAGCCTACCTCCGCTGCCTTGGATTGGCTACGCTTATAGGGTGTACGGCTCCCTTGGTTTGAACTAAACAAAACGAATGCTACTGTTTCCCAGGGAGGATTCGAACCTCCGTCTTTGCAGTACAATGTTCTACCGCTGAACTACAGGGAATGGGGGTGTGTAAAAGATGAATAAAAATGAATAAAGATTATATGTATCCTCTCGGACGTGGACCGTCACGGGCTTGAACCGTGGACCTCCTGATTTTTTAATAGTCCGGGCAGAGGGGATTGAACCCACATGTTACCGATTACCCTTTCAACAGCGTATAAGGCAGAGGGGATATGCCCGGCTATATTTTATGTATAAATTCTATTTTTACATATATTCATTATAGTGGCTTTTGATAAATCAAACATTTTAGCGATTTTAGAATAAGACAAATTTCCTTTCTTTCTAATTTCTCTTATTTTATTAGCTATATCAGTATTAATTTTCCCGCTATATAGATTTGACTCACTTCCTTTTTTAATATTAAGCAATCCAAGTCTTATTGCTTCTTTTAAATTATAAGAAGCTGTACACCATTCAAGATTACTATAATCATTATTAAGCTTATTCCCATCTATATGATTCAATACATTATAATTATTAGGATTGTCAATAAAATGTTTTCCAACAATTCTATGTATTGAAACTGATTTATATTTTCCATTCTTACATAAATTCACATAATAATATCCACGTGAATTAATTCTCTTTCTAAGAATTTTATGACAACTATTCTTTGCTGATATAACTTCTCCATTGTCTGATATCAAGTAATCACCATTATAACCTTCGATTTCTTTTAATCTACTCATATTATTTGGATTTTATTTAAATTTCAAAAATCAATTGCTCTGACCGACTGAGCTAACGGTCCGTAACCTTCCGGCCTTCACAGGTGGGAAGGGACAGATTAGATAATTCATAATGAAAAACACACTTATCCTGTTGAACAGAATATCAAATTCAATTACGATTTTACCGGATTTTGTGCTGCGCAATTACATCCGCCGCAGTCATTACTCGGTGGAGGAAGCTCCTCGTAAATTCTTTCATAAAGAACTTGTACAAAATCTTTCATGATTTTTTGCTGTATGTACAGCAGTCTTTTCTTTGATTCTGGAAGATTTTTGAATTTGCCAGAGCCAATGAAGTCAGATAACTTTCTGAGCTTTTCGCTCTCGTTATCGCATTCAAGTTTAAGCCTGTCCACGTAAGTTTCTGTGCAGTGATATGCTTTTTCAAACACATCCTTAGGACTCCAACTTTCGTATCCGTCCTCATACTTTACCAGATAACCCATGTATGAGTCTCCTGGGTCTTCAGTGTTTGAATACGGGTCTCGTCCGGAATAAGCTCTAAATTCACCCAAACTCATTGGCTTTGCAGAAACCTCTTTGGTTCCTGTGTACTTTTTCATTTCGTTGTCCATAATATTCAATTTTAAAATGCGTTCCCCTCGAAGGCTGCAACCTGTCACGGATAACCGGTGGAATCTTACCACAGGGGATGGCCGCAAGCGTTACCTTGTCATTAAGGGACATACCCGGCCTTTTGATTGGAATCTAATGAATTGGTTCTTATGTGCCGCAAAGCCTAGTCGGTATTACCGCGTTTCCGCTAACCGGCATTCCTCCTGCGACACACGTTTTTATGTCAAGAATGTCAAAGACCGTATTTTTGTTGTCACCGGTCCGGGAATCGAACCCGGATCTGAAGTTTAGGAAACTTCCGTTCTGTCCGTTGAACTAACAGGCGTTTGTGCTGGGCCTTCCGACTCTGGCACGTTCTATTGAGGCATGCTTCAGCACGTCCCATGCGTTGCAGAAAAGCTTTGCGTTCTGCTTTTCACTTTTTTTTGTGTATCTTATCTTTCCGGAATCAAGGAGCTTTGTAAGCCTCTTCATCCCTCCCACGATGGATGCAGACTCTCGGAGACCGAAAGTCTTGTCGTTCATCGCTAGGAATATGGCAGTCTCATTGAGCATCGTAATAATCTTTATGGTTTATGTATTCCCGTGCAATCTCCGTGTTGGTCGCATAGTATCCGATTCTTGCGCGTACAGATTCAATCTGGGTTTCTGACATTCCTTCCACAATTCTTTTGGTATAGTCGTTGTGGCTTGAAATAATGAATATCGCTACGGCTGCAAATACAATAGCCGCGCATACTTTTGAAATTCTGTTCATCATATTATTCAGTTTTTAATGGTATTGCAGTGATGGTTATCTTAGATTCCTTTCTGTTCAGGGATACCTTGTATTTCATTACATGTGGGTTTACTCTCCTGAATGAACATTCGTATGCAAGATTCTTTGCAGACAGACATTTGTTCGGAGGAAGCGTCCAGGTCATTGATGTGCCAGGATCTATTTTTTTAATATCTTCTACTGTTACTCTATCCATTTTTTTATAGTTTACTGATGCAAACAGAAAAGAAATTGCTATCTTTGTGTTAAGAGATTGTGTAAGTGTCTACTATGTAGCCGCTTCTTTTTTATTTGCATCTTGTTACCTACCTACTTTCTTACTTGGTGCAAATTTAGAACATTGTTCTGAAAAAACAAAGAAACGCTCTGATAAATGCTCTGAATTAACTATTTTAAACATTGTATATGAGTAACGGTATAAAGGAGAGAACTATTCAATTTGTTAAGCATAAAGGCTTAAAAATGAAAGAGTTTGAAGAATTGTGTAAGTTGTCCAGCGGATATGTGACTTCTATGAGAAAAGGGTATGGGCAAGAGAAGTTGAACAATGTTCTGACTGTATTTCCTGAACTAAATCGAGAATGGCTTTTATATGGTGAAGGAAGTATGTTAAACGAAGATTTATCATGTACATCTTCATTGAAAAAGAAAGAAGAGAAAAGCGATACTCGCCCACGTATACCATACGATGCAGCTGCCGGAACTTTGACCGAGACAATAGAAGGAGTAACAGAATATCAGTGTGAAGAAGTTCCGGTTATCAGTGCTTTCCCTAAGTATGATTTTACAATACGTATAGTAGGAAGAAGCATGGAGCCTGAATACTTTGCCGGTGATGAAGTGGCATGTTTAAAAGTAAATGAAAAGCGGTTCCTTCAATGGGGTAGGGTGCACGTGCTTGACACAACCCAGGGAGTAGTAATTAAGAGAATATACGATGATGGAGACTGCATAACATGCCGTTCGTACAATCCGGAGTTTCCGGACTTCTCAATCCCTAAAGAGGATATTCGTTCTTATAATTTAGTTGTCGGTAGTTTAAGGTTGTAGAAAT